GCCAGATGCACTTGATTGAAAATAAAACTCTATATTCCAATTTCCTCCAGGTATGTTCAAAAGTGATGGGTCTCCTGCATCAGTTATAAATGATGCGATATATCCATTCCCTTGTGCGTTTGTCCTTGTAAAGTTAGTTCCTGCACCAAGCACAGGTGTCTTACTCATTTCATAGTAAGTATCACCTCCAAATGTTCCTTGAGTTACAGAACCATTCAAATAGTAATTAACTGATGAACCGCCACCGCCATTGGTAGGGAAGTTTGCAAGTTGACCGTCACCTCTGACATATTGTGACGATGTACCTGCACCTGTAACTGCTATCGTTCCATTGCTCGTTAGAGGTGAATTGCTGACCGCAAATGCTGAAGGCATAGAAAGTCCAACAGAAGTAAGACCAGGTGTAATATCACTTAATAATGCCAATGTACCACTAAGGTTTGGCAAGGTATATGTCCTAAGAGTATTATCAGTTAAACCACTTGGGTTTAAGACAAAGTTTTTAAAATTTGGCGAAGTAGTAGCAGCTGTAAAATAAAATACTCCTGTATTTAAAGTGCTTATTGTAGAATAACCATCTAAGTTCGCAGCAGAACTCGCAAACTGTTTTATTCTTAATGCACCACCTGCTCCAGAAGCGCCTTCTACGAATACTGAACCCGCTTCCAAGTCGTTATCGCCCAAGTCAACGGTTGCAGTTGCGCCTGTGTACGGAACAAATCCTCCCGTAATAGCTGCCCAGCTTAAATTAGTTCCGTCAGTAGTCAGGTATTTACCAGCATTGCCAACTTGGGAAGGAAGTGTTGCATATACTGTAGCGCTGCTGAAGCCTATTACGTCAATGATGTCACCTACATAAGAAGCGTCATCAAGGACTATTTGGTTTGCAGTATAGTTAAATGAGTCATCATTCAGTTTAACTCCATTAAGAAATACGTCAAATAAGTCGTTGTATAGTGTGTTTACTGTGTTAAAAATGGTCTGCCCAGCTGTAGTTGTAAACTTCTCTACAAACCTAATTGTAGTTCCCGGAACAAAAGCTTGAGTGCCTAAAGTTCCTATTGCGTTGGCTACAACTATTCTTGAGCTAACTCCAGAAAGGCTGCCAACGGTAACACTACCATCAGCATTGAATTTTGTAGTTGACGAACTACCTATAAAACTTAGGTAGCTGCCATTGAGTGTAACATCCCTATTGTCTAATAAAGAACCGTCTGTATTGTATATATTAGAACCTGCGTAAATTCTTACCCACCTGCCCGTAGCAACGCCAGTAACTTGAATGTAGTAAAACCCGTCATCAGCATTTGTGCTTGCTGGATTCCAAAAGTATATTCCACCGCCTGTGTCCCCTTCTGTAACAAGTCCAGTAGCCAAATAGATTGTACCTATGTTTCTGTTCTGAGTTCTTAAGTCAGCAACTAAGGGAATACTTTGTGTTACCATTTTATATATATATTACAGTAAGAACTTGATTAACACTCAAATTAAGGCTGAATATTATAGTTCCTGTTGCGTTGTTAAATGTGTAGGTAAATCCAGAAGGCAGGTTTGGCTGTATTACAACATTGTCAACTATTACAATAATAGTCCTATTTGACATTATTGGGTTGGTATACTGGTTGGTATTGGCTGGTATTGGACTTCCCAATGCGCCAACTGTTACTGTTATTGTTCCTGCTGCGCCTGCCGTTGAGGTGGGTATTACGGGAGTTCCAATTACTAGTCCAGTTCCTGTAGATGCAATAGTAGCAGCCTCTAATAACCATTGTCCAATTAAAGCGTATGAATAAGTCGCTACCTCGTCATACCCTTCTGTTCCAACTAAGTAGGGCTGTCCCCACTTAAGAACCTCGTTAACTAAATATATTACACGAACCTTCTGCGTCTCATCCTTCCACTCATAGTAGCGCTGCTTCTGGTAGTCGTCAGAAGCAAGGAATATGGAAACATCCGCCCACTTAATATAATCAGTTACAAGTTGATTTGAAATCATTAGAACTTGATTGAACTTTGGTTTATAAGATTTTTCGCTCTCTTAAGGGCAGCATCAGCACTAAACTGGTCTCCGTAAGTAGCGGCTACTACAGCAGCGTCTTTTTCTGTCTGCAATTGACTCCAACTTTCGTAAAATGTCGGGTCGTTCAGCCTTATTGGAGAAGTTGCTGCTATTTGAGCAACGTTATAAAGCGCAGTATTTGTATAGCAAGTAAGTGCTGCTACTGAAGATTTTGTGTATATACTACCTACTTGTGGTGCTGATGAATTGAGTTCCATGACAATTCTTAGTCCGTAGTCTTGGTCAATCCCTGTAATTGTAATCTGGTCTGTAGGGTAGCCTGCAAAACTAAAATTTATGTAGTCTGTAACACTTCCAGAAGGAAATTTAATGGTAGTACCATCAGCTTTATATAGGTATAGCCTCCTATAAGTAAAGGTAACTTTAGCCTCTGAAGCGTAACTTGAGGTGTCTGTTATGACTAATTGGCTGCAATTAAGTCCTTGAGCCACCGTATAATTTGCTATAAAAGGCATAGTCTATGTTTTTACAAATATAATGAATATTAGCGACCTGTCTTCAGACCGCCAGTTCCAGCTTTAGGAGTTTTTATTCCACCTTTCGCACCACCTCCGGATGAGCGCCTTTTAGGATATTGCCTCATCCTTTCTTCTCTCTTAATACTTGATTTAAGCCTTTCTCCTGCCCTCATTATTTCAGCATCTTGAAGTCCAGTTAAACCAGAAATTCCGTTTGCAATACCCATAAACAAGAAAAATCTTCTTTGCTCTTTGGTTAAATCAACGTCATTTGTAGTAATATTTAGATTGTAGCCCTCTTGCTTTACCTTACTTTTTCTAGTTTCAATAGTTCTTGTAGCCTTAGCTACTCCAGTAACGCCAGCAGAAATATCCTCAACTGATGCGCCTATTGTTTCAAAAGGTATTCCGTATGCTCCTATAAAGTCAAGAAATCCAAACCCATCGTCTGTTGGCGGCTTATATGTTGGCTGAAATGTTGGCTCGTCTTTTAGCCATGTAAAATAATCCTTTTCCGTCGCTCCAAAAGCCTTAAGAACAAAGTAGGTGCTTCTATTCAATACCTTCATGCCGGACTCTTCTGTTCCAGTACCTAACCCACCTGTTGTAAAATCTTTTACAACTAACGTGTACCACTTCTTAAATGATTTTGAAAAAGATTCAAAAAACTCTTCATCATCTTCAATGTCGAATATGTTTTTTAAAATCTCCTTTGCGCCAAATCTGTATATTCCAGCAACAATAAACACATTAACTGCTTGATATGCAGCCATTTCTAGGATTGAGCCATTAAGGTCTTTTTTCGCTTCCGATTTTTGCAAATCATTACCATAAATAATTTTTTGCATGTCGTCAGTAGTTCTTGCCTTTGTATTTGAGCTGAAATTATTAAATGGGAAAATCCAATTTTTTACAAGCTCTCTTACGAAATCTGCATTATCATTTCTTTTAAATTCAGACTGAAGCTCTTTTACTGTAGTAGCCTGCGTTTTGTCAATAGACTGTTGCGCATAAGCTAAAGCCATCCTTCTGTCTTCATTTATTCTTTCGTGCTCGGTTTCTAAGTCCTTTGCTGATGTTTTTATTTTTGCAACATCATTCATGTATTTAAGGTAATACGCGGCAAATGTTTTCTTTCTCACATAAACATCGGTATTAGTAAGTGGCGTTAGCGTAAGTTCTCTTATTTTTCCAGTAATGTCCGTTATGTTTGAAATTAATTTTTTAGCCCCTCGTTTAGTTTTTGAATACGCCAGCGCCTCAACCCCTTCTGACCTACCTGCAGCCCCCATCTGAATACCAGCTGCTCCAACTGGAGCTAAGTCAAATAATTTAATATTAGGAGAAACATTACTAGACAATACCTCTACGGTATATTTCCTATTTCTTACAATTGCCAAAACTAAGGGAGTTGCCTGTTTCACAACTTGCGCAGGAGTTCCAAGAACTATTGAAGAACCAAGGTCTTTTGCAATTCTTGTTGCTGCAAAAAATGTTGATTTAAAAACCTCATCTGTAACCTTTTTGCCAAAACGAAATAAATCATATTGTTTTTTATATGTGTTTACATAAGTTGCTTGATTTTCATTTCCTCCAAAAGACTTTTCCATTGCAGCATCATTTCTTGACATATAGTGAAATGTCTTTGCTGCTAGATGTGACCTTGACGTAAATAACTGCTCTTGTAGCGTTTTAAATGTATTATATTCAAATCTGTAGTCAACTACTTTGTTTTTTGGCAAAGTATTAATTAGCTTCCTTTCCTTACTTCTTCCTGTTTCTTTTGGCTTTAATGTATTATTAATAAATATACTTTCATTAATGTCAAATTCTTCCCCGCCTTTTTTAACTCTTTTATAGCTTCTAGGAAAATAATTCTTTCTTCCATCGGCATCAAATGTTTCATTTAAGTCTTCTTCGGCATGCGCCTTAAACTCGCTACCATATTTATTCCATATATTTTCAGTTCCCCATTCAGCAGCTTTAACCTCTTTTGAGTGCATTGCTGAATATTTCTTTTTAAAATCAGCAAGCGTATTGCTTTCTTTTACGGAAGAGTCGTATATGAATTTTGCAAGCTCTCCTATATATTTGTCTTCCGGGTCTGCGCCTTTTATGGATTCTTCTATTGATTGTTCTAATTGCGCCTTATTATTTAAGAAATCATAATCTTCTGAGCCTGTTTTTACATTTATTAAATCAGCATATACCCCTATAGTGATGTCTGTTTCGGCAGAGTTGTCTAGCCCTATTTTTTTTCTAAATTTTTTATAATCATCCGCCAACTTTAGAACATCTTTTTCTGCAGATGTTGAAGCAAGAATAACGGCATCTTTTTCTGTAAGCCTTATAACTTCCGACTCCACTTCTGTGTTGCCAAATATTCTCTGTAGCACAATTGGTGTGTCGTAGTAGAATTTAGCAACACCTCCTGCCACGAATTTAATAACACGACTTGTTGCGATTTCTAATTTTTTTATATTTACAGATGCTTGAACAATAGCTAAAGCATTTCCTACGTTTGCATTAGAGTTATTTACTATTACGTTGTCTACTGTTTTTATTAATTCAGCAAGCTGATTATTGTCTGCTATTGTAGCAGGGTTTACTTCAGAAATTCTCCTTAACTTTTCTACAAAATCTTTCCCATACTCTTGCTCAAGTTCTGCTGAACTTGCATCAAGCTTTTCCTTTAGTCCTAGAAGAGAGTAGTCCGCTACCTTTTCCAAGTTAGTCCTTAATGTTTTCTTTTTTGCTTCTGCCAAGTTTTTAAGGAACATGTCCATGTCTTCTGAAGACATAAACTCATCAAGAACTAAAGCCTCTTCGTTAGTCAATCCGATTACCCCGTAAGCCGCTTCAACATCAGCTGTTATAGCATCATTTACTGCGTCTTCAATAGGCTTAAATAGCTTCTCCGTTGCCGATACATCAAATGCCCTATAGCCAGAAGATGTTGGCGCTACAGTAGATGCTACGTATGCTGATGCAAGTTCATTAAACCTTGTTAATTCCTCAGCGCTCAAATACTCTAATGGGAGGTTTTTCATCCTTTTGACAAGCGCAGCAGCTTCGGCAAATGGCTTGACCAGTTTCTTCTGAAGGGAGATTCCAGTACTCAAATCTTTGTCGTAGTTAGCGTTTGAAACAACCTTTTCAAAGTATTGAGTAAACTTCATCATTGCTTTGTCGCTAGTTCCAACAGAAGCAGCTTTTCTTACTACTGATTCAACTTGCTTTGGAGAAAGTACGCCCCTTAGCTTCTCGGATGTTTTAATAAAGTCGCTGATTCTCTTTGAAAACTCTTTCTGGAAAGCAGTCTGTTCTTTTACTCCTTCTTTTCTACCAGCCTTCTTGCCTTCTATTTCAGCAGCAAGCTTTGCTTCCGCCTCTTTAAATCTTCCTTCGTATTCTAACTCCTTAATCCTTTCCTTGTATTCAGCTTCTGTTATTTTACCTTCAGCAAGCTTTTCTTCTAATGCCCTAATCTTCGGGGCCATGTCTCTTCCCTGCCTCATTTGCCCTGCAAGAAATGCTTCTTTTCTGGCTTCTTCAGCGCCTAACTTAAATGCCTTTGATGCAGTTTTTACAGTTTCGGTAAATTGTTTTTTGCCATTTTTAGTCAAAAGAACTACCGCTTCGTCTACAGCAGGAATACTCCCGTCCCCTTTTAGTATATAGGCAACGTGCGCTACTGCGTCTATTTCTTTAGCTGATTTACCTGCAAGCCTTTCTGTAAGGCCTGCTGACAAATCTTTCCACTCTTTTGAACTCTTATTTGGGCAAAGTGACATATTACTTCTTTTTTACTCCTGCTGATTGAAGGGCAATTGCTATGACTTGTTTCATTGGACGCTTTGTCTTAGACTGCTTAAGCTCCCTAATGTTAGCCGAAACTGCACTTTGTACAGCTTTCTTGCTTCTGCTGGTTGGTTTTTTAAGTGGCATGTTTTATTTTTTTATAAATGATTTAACCTTATTAGCAAAACTTCCTAGCAACGAACTGCTCCCTTGTTTCGGTGAAGCCGAAGGCTGTGGTTTTTTCTGTTTGGTACTGCTGCTCGAATTTGGGGTTTGTGAACTCTCCGTTGACGAACTCTGGGAAGTCTGCGGCTTCTTGCTCCGTAACTTGTTCAACGATGGGTTGCTCAAATACTTTAGCAGCTCCTGCTTGTTGCCCTCGTTCATACTCTGCATAGATGCCTGCAAGACTAGCAATGATTTTCCTTTCATTTTCTGATATTTTGTCTTCTGTTTTGGCTAATTGCCCTAATGCTTGCTCTCTAGTTAGTGCCTCTGATGCAAACATGCCACCTCCTGATGTTTCTGCTGCAACATTGTATTTTCTAACAAACTCCTTAAACTTGTTCGGCCCTTCTGCAATCATCCTGTTCATTACAACTACATCTGGATTGTGCGGCCTTCCCATTTGAGTCTGGCTTATAAAGTCATAAAACTCATTAAGCTTAAACCCTCTTGAAACCATGTCTGATTGTAAAAGTATGGCATTGTTGATTAGCTCTTCAAGACTGTAGTCTTTGTTCCTGTAATTTTCTGTAAGTAGCGGAAGCGCGTTGACAATATTCTTTTTAAAACTTTTTACATTGTCTGTCGCTCTCATTACCTCTGGGCTGATTATAGTAGCAATAAGTACATCATTTACCAAGTCCTTGCCATCTTCTGTCAGCTCCTTGTTTGCTCCAACGTATTCACTTCTTTCCTGCGCGGTTATTATTCCGTTTGCTTCAAATAAATCTATGATTGCACTCCTATCAGCCTTATTGTCAAACAATTCTGACATTGTATTGTACCCTTCAATAATTCTTAATATTCCGTCTTTTAGGCGCTGATTAGCAGTAATTATTCCGGCCCTCTTAATAGCTTTGTCTACAGGGCTTTCTCCCTTTTGTGCCTTTTGGTTATATGCGTCAAGTTCTTTTATGGAATATTCTTTAATCTTTGTGTCCACTTTAACCAATACTGGATTACTCATTTGCCTTACCTCGGCAGCGTCAATACCAAATTTTGCAGCCCTCTTCTCTAGGTTCTTTCTATATTCAGCGTATTTTTCTGGAGCAATTCTTTCAGAAAGTTTTATTGCCATTGTCCTTCCGTTACCAGAAACTACAATACCATCTGTAGTAATAATAGGCACTCCTGTTTCTGGGGTTGCTGAATCTGAAATAACAATAGACGGCTTTAGGTTATTAGCGTCCCTATTAACCTTGTCCATCGCAACAGCGTCTGTCTTATAGTTTCTTGGGTTTGCGTTCATCCCGTTCTGACTTGGGTAGCCATCTGTGTCGTTAAAGGAATTTTCATCATGCGAAGCTAGTATGTCATCCATTTCCACAACAGCAAACGTAGCATCTCTTGTCTCCCCGTTAGGCATTTCAATAGTAGTGTCTTCTCCAAGAATAATAAAAGTATTCTGGAAATCTGGGTTAGCTTCTCCAACCATTACAACTCTTCCATTTGCAGGAACAAGCAATCCTGTTTGAGTAACCATTTTAGGCTTCTTTTCAGCAGGTTTTTCTACTGGAGCTTCTTGTACAGTTTCTTGTACAACAGGAGCCTCTTCCACAACTGGCTGAACCTCTGAAACGGGTTGCTCTGCTTTAAGGAGTGGAGTTATAAGTTTGTCGTACCTGTTGTATATTTCGTCAAACTTCTTCTTGTCTTCCTCGTTGGTTATTTTATTCCTGTCAACAACACCATTAACTTTATATTCTTCAATATTCGGTATTGCAGCAAGCAGTTCTTTTTGCTCTTCTGCCCTTAGCCTTTCAACTTCATTAGCAGGCGCTACTTCTTCTTCTGCGACAACAGGAACTTGTTCAGCAACGACAGGCGCTGCTTCAACGGGAGCTTCTGCAACTTGTCCAGATTCGAGTTCTTGCTTGATTGATTCGTTGGCTTCAACGAAGTCTTCAAATTGTTGTCTTGTTTCATTGTCTTCGGTTATTTTCTTTAAAGTTATTTGGTATGCTACATCATCAGCTGTAGTACCTCTGAAAGTCCTTTTCTTGCCATCTGCTGTCTCTAAATTAACCGAGACAACATTTCCATTAGCATCTCTATTGATTGCCGCTAATGGGTCTGTAAATAGGTTCACAAACTCAACTCCTCTTACAACTATACCCCCTGTGTCGCTTAGCGTAACTGCTGATTCTTCTTGCGTTAATCCAACGTCTGAAAGTTTTTGATTGCCTATTTCGTCAATATTCCCAATCTCAATAATCCTAGGCTTGCCTACAATTTTTGCAATTACAGTCTGTCCTTCTTGTGACAATGTAGCTCTTTCTCCATTAATAATAACAGGCTTGTCCATCATGTCAAGAACTGTAGGCGCATCTTCTTCGTCCTGCGCTAATTGCTTGTCTTCTTGCCTTATTGATTCTATGTCAAATCTTGCCTTAGTAATTTCTTCTGGCTGATTCTCTCCTAATTGCTTGAAGAACTTTCCGTCTTGCTCAAAGTATTTAAACTCTGTACCTGCAACTTCAGACCTAATCTCGTCATTGATTGATGCTCTTTTTTCTTCAAGCATTTCTATGTCAGCTGTTTCATCAGCAACTACGGCTTCATCCAAGTTTGAGGCATTTTCTTTTTTTGCCGTAAGCTCTTCGTCAATCTTGTCTCTTTGTTCAATCAGCGGTATTACCTTCTCTTGGACTTCTGGAGGAGTAATTGGAGGAAGCTTTTGCTTTATTCTTGCGTAGTTCTTTGCTATTGCGGAAACCGCCTCTCTCTCTTCTGGGCTGTAATTATTTGCTACAAATACCTCTTCTAAGTCATTGTCAATCTTTGCAAAGTCTTCATCCGTCTTAGCATTTGCAATGTCCTTAAGAACGCTGCTATTTACATTCTTTCCAAAAGAGGAAATAATTCCCATTGGAGTACCATATATTCCACCAGCAACAGATGCGTTAAATATATTTTTTAATATATTGTCAGCAATTTCTTTTTGGTTATATACCTCTTCTCCTTGTATTTTATTTGTAATAATCTTAGCGCCTTCTGACAATGCGGTTTGCAGTCCCTCTGTGCCACCTTCAACAGCTGCTGAATATGCAGCCTTTGCTCCCCTAGATTTTATATTTGCTGATAGTGCCCTAATTTCAGCTTCTACTAATTTTTCTGTAGCATTGCCAGTAATATTAGTTCCGCTTTTTGCTATTTTGCCAAATACATTTGCTACGGCTTTTTTCTGTATGTTCTTAAGTGCTGGGCCTGCACCAAATATTTTGTCCAATGCAAACTTTTCCAAATACGCATTTACCAATCCTACAGTATTCCCGTAGGCTTCTCTGGCTAAAGGATTTGATTCAAACTGCCCCTTTTTCACCATTTCGTCATAATCCCTTACGCTTTCTCCGTATGACTGAAGGTAGTAAGAAGAACCTCCAGTAGCTATTCCAACTGGTATGTCAAATGCAAGTCTACCTCCGCTAGCTAAAAGCGCAATTGCATTTTCGGAAAAACTTCTTTTGGTAAAGTCTATTTCTGAAATTTTCTGCTGCTCTTCTGGGGTTACGTAATCCGACTTTACAAGTCCTGCTACATCTCCTATTTTTTTGTAAACTTCTTCCTTAAATTCTTTTTGTCTCTGCGGAGCTTCTTTAAACTCTTTAATAACCTCTCCAGCCGTTTTTGGTTTTTTCCCGGTTATTGCTTCTGTTACTGTTGCTTGAAGCCCTACGTACGGGTCAGCTGAAGCTGTCCTCGCTACCAATCCAGCCACAAGGCTTTCTGGCCCGCTTATAAAATTATTCCAAGTTGTTGCCGCCCATTTTCCAAGTGCACTTCTGTCATCGTCTACGGCTTTTTGGTATTTAGGTAGAGGCCTAGCTTGTTCAACCTGCTGCTGAAAAGAAGGTAGCTCACCTGCTATTTTGGTTTGCGCAGGAAGTGGTCCAAACTTTTCTGCTGAAGTGGGCATTACCTTTTTCTCAAAATCACTATATGAACCAAGATTGTATTCAGCCCCAACTCCATCGTAAAATGCTTTTCTTTTTGCTGAATCTCCAAGCTTTGCCTTAAATTCATCAAAGCTTCCAAGATTATAGTCCTTGGAAACAGCATCGTATAATAGCTTAACTTTTTCTGTAGGGTCTGTAGAATTTACCATTCTTTAAAATCCTTTAATATTTTTCTTTCCTGCTGTTTGCTGAACTGTTTTTGGTTTTGCTTGAGTTTGCCCTCCGCTAAATCCAGTTTGTACATACTGCCTCTTTTGCTCTGGAGTCATTTGAGAAAGTATTACCCCGTTGCTAAGTTCTGCTACAGCTTGTTTATCTCTGATTGGATAAACAATTACAGTAGGCTCTCCTCCTGCTACGGGTATTTGCTTTACGAACACTTTGCCATCCGTCAAGTCTTTTCCTGTTACCGGTGGTACTCCGTACTCTTTATTTTTTATATTTATTAACCTTGCAAGCTCTTCTTTCTTTCTGTTTGCGGTTACGCTGTTGTCTCCTGCAACAATAATCAATTTATTCTTTTTTTCAAAAGCTGACCTTACTAAGTCAAGCGATGTTTCGTATGGAGTTCCTACAAGCGTAGATGCTTCTGCTGCTACAAATGGGAAAATCTTCTCACCGCTAAACATCGTATTGTACTTTTCTGTAAAGTCTATTGCCGCTTGTCTTGTTTGTGGCCCTAATTCAGCTGCTGCTATTGCCTCTATTTCCTGCTGCGGTGAATATATGTTTGTATTCTCCTTCACCGCTTGACCTCTATTAAAAGCTGTAAGCGCCCTACTCTCTGCAAGCCTGTTTCTGTAATCAATACCTTCTTTGTCTCCAAACTTTGCCTGTGTCACAACTCCCAATGGAAGCCTATTCATAACTTCCCTAGCTGTCAAATAGTTTACAAACAACTCTGTTTTAGGAACTGTGTTGTCAAATTTTAGAGCTGGGGTTCCGGGTATTCCGTATTTAATATAACCATCTTTATTTGCAGGGTCGTAAAAACTATTATATCTCGCAACCACATTGTCAAAGTCCTTAGATGCTATTGCCTTGTCTAACTCTTGGTTTGCAAAAGTTCCCACCCTGCCTTTTAGCAAGTAAAGCCTGTCAGTAAGCACATTTTTAATCTTTGCCTCAAGCGGCATGTCTCCGTACTCAATCTGCCTTGTTCTTCCAAATGCATCCTTAAAAGTAGGGTCTGCTATTTTATAGTTTTTTTGAACTCCTTCAGATGGAATTGCTTGTTGCGATGCCTTATAAAATTCGTCTCCATTGATTGCTTTAGCAAAATACCTTGCCTTGTCATTTGAGCCGCTTGCTATAATTGCTGAAATTGGCTGATTAATAACATCTTGCCTATACAACGTAGCAGCACCGGGCTCGTAGTAGTCTATATTTTTTGGATTAAGCATGTCCTCCAAGTCCTTCACCTCTTGCTTCCCCAACTCTTTGCTTGCTCTTATATTTGTCAGCAACTTACTTTCTAATGCGTCTTGCTCTGACTTTAGTCTTCCGTATTCTTCTGGGTTTTTTGTAATTAATCTTGGGTTGCTTGATAGTTTTTTGCCCAAATTAGACCATTCGCTATATTGTTTAGAAATCTCTGGAGTGTCAATTGCCCTAATTCCAACCCTATCCTTATTCATAGTAGCCATCTCAGTATAATACTGCTTGGCTGCTTCTTGCTTCCTTAGCCTATCTTCAGCAGCTAACTGCCTAGAAACTGCGTCTATTTTCTGATAAGCGTATGACAAATCTATGGGCCCTAGTGCCCGCTGAAGAAGTCTTTCTGAAATAGCTTGTGCCATATTTATTATTTACATTTTATCCCGGAAACATTCCAGCCTCCGCAGCGCTGACGTCTCCAGACATTGCAGGCCTTCCCATCCTTGTTACTTTTCTAGTCGCTCTTTTTGCAAGTCTCTTAGCGTTTGGAGAGAATGTAGAATCATCTCCGCTCATTGCAACTCCAGTAGCGCTTCCAATAGCTCCGCTTAATCCTTGAGAAACTGCTGCTCTTTTTGCAGCAAGTTGTTCCCCTTTAATGGCTGTCCTAGCTTGCTCTTTTTCTGATTCAGAAGCAAATTGCCTTGCTCTTTCAGAACTTGCTGCTCCTGCTGCTCTTTCAAATCCTGCAAGGTTTTGTTCTCTTGCCTGTTCGTCCATTGCGGCCAATTGAGTAGCTCCTCTTTGAGATTGTTTTTGAATTGCGCCAATTGCGGAAAGCCCAGCACCTCTTCCCATTTGCTGGGCTGCTGATGTTGCTTGTGCTGCTGAAGAAGCAATTCCTTGTTCAGCCATTTGCTTAGACGCTGAACCTAGCCCCATTCCAAGTCTGCCTCTACGCATTTCAAGCATTTTTTGAACTTCTGGGTCTGCTTTATATGTACGCTGCTTGTCAAATGACTGAAGGAACTCTTTCTTTGCCTTCCTTTGCCCAATCATTCCGCTAACAGCTTGCCCTAATCCGATTGCAGTACCAATTGATTTTTGTGCTGCCCCTAATATTTCCCCTATCATAATATACTATTTAAAAGTTCCTTTGACTCGGAGTATAATTTACATATAATCCAGACAAATATACTAAATTGTTACTTGTGTTACTTAGTTTAATCTGCATCCACGCTCCCTTAAGGTAATCCCCGTTAATTAATCCTCCGATGCTATTATTGTCTCTCATAAATCCAGCGTGGTAAAAACCTTCATTCAATTCATAGTCGGAAGTAACAAGATTGCTGTTCTGTCCAAGAGATGTTTGAATGTCATTAGTAGATGCTGATGTCCATGCAGCAGGAACTGAATCAAGGGTAATTGAATTAAAATCTTTCTTCATCAAGCCCTGCTCATTGAATACAAATGTAATAGATGTAGCGCTTTGGACTCCGTAAAATGTGGTATAGTTTGCTGTATTGTCGTGAAGGTACAATCCTCCGTTTTTAAAAGTAATAGTACTTCCTTCTACAGATGTTATAGCCTCTGGAGCATAGTCATAAAACGATGTATAGCAGTTTCTATACTCGTTAAATGCCATCGTAGTATTTGGTTGCCCAGTATACCCTTGGAACACAGAAACGTATTCCTCTTCAAAGAAGTTATACGTTCCAAGAACTTTAGCATAACCGCCAAGTGTACCATTCTTGTTTGTTGTATACTTATTAGCTAAATCTGTAATATAATACTGGGCTTTGTATAGTTCTGAAATAGGAGTAAATCCGTCTTGCGACAACCTAACTTGGTAGCCCCTAACAGGGTCTACAAAATACTCTGCATTAGAAGAAGAAACGAGTGAAGTTTGCAATGTTCCAATACCATAATCTCCTTGGTAGTAATGAATTTGGTTAAGAATCTTATTAGTCTGGATTAGATTCTCTCCACCATCAGCGTTAAAAATCATATTCTCTAATACCCCTGCAACCCCAACGCCTCTGTTTTGGAACACCCTTAATTGGCTTCCTCTTATTTTAAACCGCTGAATAGTGCCCTTCTGCCTGTCATATTCGTCCATATTTGCAGGGAAAAACCTATTCGTTTGGTTAGTCAGCGTTCCGACATTCCTTGGAAGACTATACCTAACAAGTGTTGGGTAGAATGCATTTTTTGAATTTTCGTCATATATGAGAGGCCTTGAGTCGTTATTCAACTCAAGCTTAATTACATCGCTGAAACTAGGTTCAATTGTCTTTATTTCCGCATTTCGTAAAACACTAACTTCTATATTAAAGGCGCCAACGAGTAATGAATTTGATGCAGCAGGAGAACACTCTGTAATTAAAAATAATTTAGAGTTAATTCCTACTTGTATTTTAGCATCAAAAGGAAATTCATATTCCTCATTTGTTGTGCTGATTGTTCCACGTGGAATAACTGTAGTTACTATAGCGCCACCTGCGTCAACAACTTTAGCATGAAGTACTACATACTGATTTTTTGCAGTAATCGTGCTAGCCTTCAGTACTCCCTTTACTCTTACTGTCATTGCGGCAGCAGACTTATTTAAGAATAAGTAATCAGGAGTTAAGTTATTCGGGTAGTTTGCAGCTGCCAAGCTACATGCGCTTGCAGGAAGAACTTGAGATTTTATTTCATACGCCGTTGCGTCTATTGTATATGGAGTATTTACCGAGTTCCATACGTTTATTACTACTGTTGAAAACTGGGCAGCAAATCCTGCTCCATCGTTTTGCGTGTAAGGCCCTGCCGAGAATTGATAGTTTGCGCCTATTGGTACGTTTCTGTACCTAAAGAAGTTGTCAGCTGACGCAAGCCTTATTCCAGCCGCTTGTGCTGTTTTTTGAGACTGGTATTGTCCTACATGGTAACGGTTTGCGGTAGCAGGCTTTCCTATTGCATATTGCTCTCCTACCTCAAAATATGTTTCATTCCCACTTGATTGCTTGGTGTTGTAAATCTGAATTTTATAATTCTGAAAGTCTTCGGCAAGCAAAACAGTAGGTATAACTACGCCTGTGTCAGTAGGCTTAAAAAACTCAAATGTTGCGTCAACAAAAGAAGACGGGTATTTTATTTTAATATAATTACCAGTGGCAACATACCCATTAATATTAGGGTTTGCCTCTAATCCTATAATTTCAAAATCTTTTTCTACTCCAGTATTATAGGAGTTAATAGCTCCGTTTAGGCTAATCTTTTCAAGAAACTTAACCCTGTCTCCGGGAGCATAATCGTACCCAATATAGCCTGAAGTTGCTTGAATCTCCTCGTTATATTGGCTCATATTAGAAATCCCCAAATAAACAATACGGGAATTTGTTGGTGAATTTGCAAAAATTACTGGATTATAGAACGCCCTATTAGTAACCCATTGTAGATTTTTACTATATGTTAGGTTGTCTGTTCTTACAATGTGGTAGTAGTATGCCCAGTCCGGAGGGGTGCTGCTAATGGTAATGTCTACATACGGAATTGTATTTCCTCCTCCATCTCTTACTGTAGTAACCTTTAATCCGTCTGATTTTACTACCCCGTTTGTTCTTCCTTTAGAATCGTAGTAAACTATTCCGTACTTATAATCAGCTGAATTTAGATGAGCATGTAGTACGTTTGTTTTAAACGTAGTAGAAAATGCAGTAGCTGAATATGTAGTAGTTGCGTATGATGATTGTAGCCAGTTTTGAGCTCCAGCTTGTCCAATAACAAGTTGATTGCCTACAATATTTGTGGTAAACCCAAGCCCAGATGCTAAAGATGCAATACCTGTAAGTATTGTATTTATATTGTCCGTAGAGCTAGCGTATGTAATGGGGTATTCAACTCCAGCTGAATCCATCATCTTAATTCTAAAAGTAGCTCCATTAGCAGAAACTACAGTTGTTGGAATATTAGAGCCATCATTAACTCCTGCGCCGGTAAGGATTATTCGTATGTCGGTAGAGTTTCCATAAGAAGAAACTCCGTTCTGAGAAGCAAAGAATAATAATCCGTTTATTTTATTAAATTCAGAAGATGTATTAGTAGTAAATACGGACGTAGGGTCTATTATTGCATCGTAGCCTTCTCTGATTCCGCCATAAATAAGAGTGTTTCCATTGAGAAGCTCTTGTGCTTTCGCCTCTCTTGGAACATAATCTTGTAGTAGGGTTTGTTCAGCAACGTCTAATGGCGTTAACGATGAATTATTATAGAATAAATAATTGTATACAGTGTTGCTTGGATTTAGCCCGACTTCCGATTTATTGACGGATGTTATTAATGCGTAGTCGGAAACAACTCCATCTGTCGCCCTTCTTACTGCAAGTTCTATTTTTCTTACCGTTCTGTCTCCTGTAGAAAAATATAAGTTTATTCTTGAGTTTTTCTTCTGGTCAGCAGAAACGTCTTGGCTTTGAGAAAACAATGGCAACGGAACTTCACTTCCTGTACTCCATACAGACTTTTCTCCGTCATCATAAACCCACCTGTATATAAACTGAAATAATGCGTTCTTAAGATTATTGCTCGTTACATTGTTGTCGTTTTCATAGGCGCATTTAATCGGCATTGTTGGCGGAGCCTTTGCCACATCAAGAAAAGAACGCTCATATAGATTGTAAACGCCAGCAATCTTTCTTCCAATGTTTAATTTTGACGGCCTTCCAAGCGAATCAACCCAATAAAGAACATCGCCTTCTGAATCAAGAGTAACATTGTATGCATCTCCATATATAATATTTATGGAAGTAATTGGTTCTGTAAGTGTAAAGTTAAGTATGTCGCCTACGCTGTCAAGTCCAGACTCAAATAGCCTAGAAACAGTCTTAGCCACGGTATTGTAAAAGTAAATACCATGATTACCGTTAGAGTTATAATTGAAATAAAATACCCTGTTGTTTAACTGGTCGTAATAATGTCCTATACAAGAGTTAGTTCCTGCCGGAAGAGTATTTGCAATCAGCCTATTGCCCGGAATACTTTGTGCAATTTGAGTGTTGCCGTTTCCCCTAAATACAATATTCCTCGCTTCTTTATGATGCGCTGATGGCAATACGTCATTATTGTCATCCAAGTTCATTACTCCAGAAAACTGCTTTTCAGTTACAGGCATTATTTATGTTTTTATCCCTTTACGGCTAACCTCTGTGATTCTCTACTATACTGCTCAGAAACTTGTGTCCTAAACGGCTTAACCCTCTTCCTTGCTAGTTTCTTTTGAAGGAAGTATTCCCTTTGCCTAAACTGCTTTTCGCTGATGTTTACCATCCTGTTAGAAGGCAAGCTTTGAATGTCCTTAAACCTCAGCCATGCAATCAGCGCTTCTTGACATTTCAAGTCAACAGAATAATCGTCATCCATAATAGGACTGCTGATGTATTCCAAAACTACTTGCGTATATGCGAAGTGCGGGTCTAGTACAATCAAGTTATTTGCTTTGTCAAACCTGCACTCTCCTGCTTGAACAAGTGAACTGCCAGCTCCGAAATAATGCTCGTAGCCATTGTCGTCCCATCCACCTAACCAATATGGGTATTGCAAATAGTTTGCATCTTGTCCAACTTCTGATTGAATGTCGGTTAGCCTTGTAGAAACAATGTCTCTATATGTTGTAAGCTGCTCGTTTACCCTGAGTGTAGCAACTTCTCCAAGTGAATTAAATACGCCAATTTTTACCCAGTCAATAAAGTCTGTAGGTACGTCAGCAGTAAGGTTAGCGTTAACATTAATCAGCGTTGTCTTAGGTGTCCAAGAAACATCAAGTCCTATGTCAGTCAATCCACGAAACGCCAACGCCCACAACCTCCTAAATTCTCTAGTGGTTTGCTTGCTCTCGTCAATGTACATCATTACGCAATCCGACAGCTTAACATCTCTTTCTATTTGATTTTCTATTGGCATTGCTTATTTTTTATGCTATTTCGCTTCCGTCATTAATCAAATCTTGCACTATTCCTTTTCTTGGCATCAGCTTCTGGATTACAGAACTAAATACCAAGTCAATTGCGTCTGGAGGAATATTTAAAACAGTTGCATTATTCCCTTGAACGTTAGTCGCCATCCTTATATAAATAGTGTCATTAGTTCTAGTCAAGTCTGTTCTGGCCCAAAAGTAAATAGTAGAACCCTCAATCCAGTAAAATGCTGCTTGAGGAGGCTTTGGCATGAACATAAAATAGTCCACTTCATGTGGAGCTACATACAAGACTGGTTTGCTCTGCCCCATTCCTCCACCAAAATATACACCAACAACACCAGAATCTCCGGGAAGTCCCATTGGAGGATGCGGTATTGAAGACGTATAAAATCCTGTGCTGTCATTTAGAGAAGGAGTGCTGATTGTATAAGTAGTAACATAGCCTTCTGGAACGGACATAATACCTGTAATATTATATGCGTCCATAGCCTGCTTATTCATAACTGAAGCTATTGCGTCATTTATGTATAAGTCTACTTCATTTTCTGTAATAGTGGCAGCCTCATCTGGAACCCCGTCGTAGTAATAGCGGAGTATTCTGTCAATAAGCTGCTTCCTTGTTGTACTTGCCATTATTCTCCAGATTGTATGACCTGTTGGCCGTAATTAAGTAATGCTCCTTCTTTAATCGACACCCCAAGTATTTTCAGCGCTCTGCCAACAACCTCATCAATGTCATTGTCATACCATTGCGGATTAACGCTTCCTACGGGGTTATACACAGGCCTTCCGCTTCCGTCAAGAGTAAATGCCCATACGATGTCCGTAGGCAAGGTAAGGTACTTTATTGTAACACTAGCGAGTGTTGTAGGGTATACCTTCCATACGCTTGACTCTTCAACGTAAAATGCATTTGCTTCGTTTACGGGGTCTATAGAATCCTGCAATCTTTCGGCAAGCCTGTTCTGCTCAAACCTTTTCATTGAAAAGTTTGTAGGCGTGTTCATTGAAAGCAGCTTATTAAATCCTGCTGGCTTAGTAACAGAACCAGAAGCAACGGCAGGAGTTGCGCTTACCATGAAAGGAGAAAGCCTGCTGACTACATTGTCTGTCATTGAAAGTCCAACCCTAGGCGTTGGCTTGTCGTACCTGTATTGCTCTATTCTACCAACTAAAAAATCGTAATAATTTCTACTACCTGCATTAAACGCATACTGAAATTCAGCTGGAGACAAACTCGTCAGCTGATTCTTTCTTGCAATGAATCGCATTAAACTATAGACATCATTGACATTCATGCATGCTAATTTATACAAATATAAGAAAAAAAAAGAGGCTAGGTAGAAACCCAGCCTCGTTAACCTTAAATTTATGAACGTTACAGACTTAACTGAACTTTGAGTGTCCTGAGAAAAGAATCCCCTTCTTCAGTTGTAGCAAAGTCAGCAATAGCTTCTTTTACATTTTTACTTGTGTCTAGTGGAGTAATCAGCTGCTTTGAACTTAACCAATGTAGCTGCCCCTTTACCAGATTTGTCGTAATAACCCCTCTTTCAAGCGCCTTCTCAATCAAGAAGATTGTCTTAATTCTTGGGTTGTTTGCAAATAAAAGGAAGTTTTCTGGATTTTCAAGCGCTTTTGATTTATAATCTTCACGTACCGCATCCCAATCTCTCTCTTCTCCAGTTGATGCGTGAACGAATGAAATACCTAGGAATTTTGCGTGTGGAATCATCTCATCAAGTGAGGCGTTACGGGCCATGTCATAAGCTAAGTCTTTTCTCTTGCCAATCTCTACAACGTCAACGTCAGAGTTAGCAAAATCAAGCAGCCTAAATGTATTTTTAACTTGCTTTAGTTTATTTTTATTCTGCTCGCATTGGTTAGATGCCATAAGAAAGTCATACAAAGGCTTATTCCATGCTGGTACGGTTAAGTGCCCGTTGTCAAAGCTGATGACATTCTTTGGATTTCCCGTAACAGAATCAGTAATGTTACTTTTTTCTTCTTGCTCGTCTACAAAGATTGTAGGGAATCCATCCAAGTACCTAATTTGCCTTGGCCTAAAATCTGGCTCATCTTCTGTACCGTAATTAAACAAAACATTGTCTTGATTAGTTACAGTAAACCTTGGAGGAAAAATGCTAGAACCCTCATACATCTTTGGATGTTCGTAAACCAGCCTAAATACGTACATGTCTGGTTTCTTCTTTGCTTTTTTGGTAGTAGCTTTCTTAAAACTTAAAGAAGGCTGCGTCCCTTGAGTTGGTGTACTTGCCAACTCGGATGTTGCTTTCGACATAATTATTGTTTTTAGTTAAATAACTTGTTACAAATATACTTATTGCAAACAACGTGCCAAACTTTAATATAAAAAGGCCGGGTAGAAACCCAGCCTTAAACAATTAAACACTAAACACGTCATGCTTAACAAAGCTAAAAATATTTAATTAAATAAGAAATAATTCTTTAGTTAACTAGGAGTTTGTATATTTGCAATATGAACTACATAAACAACCTTAAGTCAAAAACAGGAATCTACGTTATAACAAACGACATTGACGCAAGAGTGTACATAGGAAGCGCAACATCATTCAAGCAAAGGTACGCTGTTCACAAGAAGAAAATAACTCATAACGAAGGGTGCAATCCTAAGCTGAAGAATTTTGCAAATAAGTACGGAATAGAACACCTAACATTCAGCGCTGTACACGCCTGCGAGAAGGAAGACTTGCTGAAGGTAGAGCAACTATACCTTGACATTTTTCAGCCATTTGACGACAATGGATTTAACATAGCCAGAAAAGCAGGAAGTCCTATAGGCTACAAGCATACGCAGGAAGCCAAGGACAAGATGAAAGGAAGAACTGGATTAAAATGGGACGAAGAGCATTTGAAATACTTTTCAGACATTAAGAAAGGTAAAAAAATGAAAGATTCCGCAAAGGTAAAATTAAGAGAGCACTATGCTGAACAAACTAAACCAGTAATGGTATATGACAAAAACGGATTTATTGCCGAATACCCATCAGCAATGGAAATAGAAATGCAAATGGGAATACCGAAAATGCTGATTAAGAACTCTCTTCATAACAAAAGCAAGACAGTAAAAGGATATGTATTTATTTACAAAGAAAATGTAATAGAAGGAATTTACGATGAGATTCGCAGGAGGTACAATAATGAGTGCATAAAGCCACTTATTATAAAAGACATAATATCTGGAGAAGAATTTAGTTCAAATTCTATAACAGAATTATGCAACAAAATAAAGGGTAAGGCTCCTCATATAGTTAATTCGATAAAGAAAAATCGTATTGCTTACGGAAGATATATGATAAGCTATAAATAAGAATCCCCGCCAAATTAATGGCAGGGATTTCTTTATGTAGTATAACTAATTGATTATCAAGTAGTTCTACACGCCTTCGACTATGGCGTACTGGTTTGCCGCGAACACGCGAACTCCAGGATAGGACAACATGCTCAAGGTTTTATTAGCCGTAGTAGTCTTGTTCTGTGGAGCAAGCATACCAGTTTCGGTAGTCAAAATCCTTTGTCCGTTAACCTCTTGGAATACAATTTGGAAGCTTGGGAACTGCTTACCAGTCTTAGCATCGCTGTTGATTTTTTGAGGAATCAATACACCATAGTTGCGCTTCTCAGGAGTCAAAGAACCCGGATTGATATGGTACACAGCTTCTGGGCTGAACATGTTGTTCAAGAAGAAGTGGAAAGTGTAACCATCAATCATAAAGGAGCTAAATCCATAAGACGCAGCAGCTTCTTGGCTTCCGCCTACAGAACCATAAGAGATGGCGCCGTTAGCGTACTTACCAAACAGAAGGTTGTTAACCTCTTGGCGCTGATAGATGTCTTGCAAGAAATGATACTCTCCAGAACCGCCGTAGAAGTTCAAAGAACGAGTGATTGTCTGCATATTAGACATGTCAGTTCCAGTAGAACCACCAAACTGGCCAGAAGTGTACTGAATAGTGCTACCACCAGCAGCTACACGAGGAATAACACCAGTTGTACCAACAGTACCGGTAATGTTATCTACGGCAACACCTTCCATGATTTTGAAGAAAGCGTTGTTCATGTAACGCCTGTTCATGTCGTCTTGGGCGAGGTAGTAGTAGTAGAAGTTTCCGTTACCGAAATCAACTTCGTTCTTCTCGATTGAAGCCCTGTCAGTGATGGTAAAGTCGTCCCTGTGCTCTGTAGTGGTGTTCTCAATCTTATCCAAGATTGGAGACATGCCATTAAGAACTGTAGAGCCTTCACCGATGTTAACAGCACCACGAAGCATCAAGAAATCAGATGCAAGGAGGTTGGCGGAACCAGCTGAAACAAAAGCTTGAGCTGCAACAAGAGGACGAATTACAGCAGTCAAAGGATAAGCTCCAGTAGAAACTGAAACAACTTGACCTTCAATACCAGAAGTCATGATACGAACAACTTCACCGGGGCGAAGAGGAAGTGATGAGCTGTAGTAAGAAGGGTCATTTGCAAAAGTGGTTGCAGAAGAGCTACCAATGGTTACAGTAACGTTAGCGCCTGCTGCTGGTGCAACAACTGCTGCCTTTACTGAAACTGCTTGGTGCAATCCACGCTTCTCATAATGGTAGAACAAACGGTTGTCGCTTTTGGCTTCAGTAACTGAATTACCGAGGGCCATCTGTACGATAGCGTAGTTCTCTGCGCCGTATTTTCTAACGAGATTCTTCTCGAAAGAACGGTCAAAAATATTTAAGTCGTTCAACAAAGCTCTGTTTGTTGCCGAACTTGATATAGCGCCTTGGCTATATGCTGGGAATGAATTAGGCATTTTATTTGTTTTTAAAAGTTATTAACTCTGTCGTCTTAAATGTCCCATGAATAACTGGTCAAGCATTGCTCTCTCGTCATCCGCTGCATTTGGTTTAAATGTACCAGACGTAAACTGTTCTGATTGAATGTTTTTGCTCTGCTTCAGCATCTCTAAACGGGTTTGATTAACCGCTTGTGAAATAGCTGAATTTAGGATTTTGTCAAAATTGTCGGCTATGTAAAGTTCCTTAACCATCTTGTCTGACTGGTACTGACCGTCTTTGTAGTACCTGTTTACTTGATAGTCTTCAAGGTTCTCTGCTGCCTGCCTGTATTTTGACAACTCCTGCGCAGGGATGTCAAACTTACCATTGACAGACATATTAGCTTTGTCGTCTCTCCATTGGAAAGGCAACGTGCCAATTCTGGATTCTACGCCATTAAGTGAGTTAAGATACAATGACCTTTGTTCTTGAATCATTGCGTCCATTTCTGCATCTTCTTGTGGCGCTTGTTCCACTTGTCGCCTAGACAATTCAGGAAGTTTTATGTCCTGAGCTAGATTCTCAAAGAACTGCTTTGCGTCTTGCACATCGTTTTTAATGCGCTGGGACAGCTTTTTTTGTTCCCTCTTAAGCTTTGATTCGTCAAACTGGTACTCATCAATAGAATAAGATTCGTTAAATTCGTCTTCTACGTCATTGTCGTCAAAATCTGGGTTGTTAACCTTGATATATGCTTTAAGGACATCTTCGTCTGGAAGGTTTTGAACATCATCAGCAAATTGTTTTGTGCCTAGAATTTCAAAAATTTCCTCTGTCTTGCCCTCAAGAAGCATATTGTAGACGGCTTCTGACAATTCATTTTCAAACTTGGGTTGTGCCTGCTGCTCTAAAGCTTCGTACACTTCCTCCCATGAAGAAAACTTTCCTTCGGTTTTGCTTTTGATGAAGTCGTCCTCATCAATAACATCTTCCATTCCACTAGCGTCTTCACTTTGAACATCAGCTGCGTTCATTTGAATAACATCAGCTGATTGTTCTGTAGTTGGCTCTAGTGTTTGCTCTTCGCTTATGTTAGTTTTACCCGATAGCAGCGATTCGTAAGCCGATTCGTTGGTAACACTTTCAGGAGCAGGAGCAGAAGAAACCTCCGTAGTTGTCGTTTCATTTGTTAAAGAGCTTTCTGTTTGTGTTTCTTGAGTTTGTGGCGTTGGTTCTTGTGTTTGTGCGTATTCTTGCACAATGTCTACTATTTCCATATTTATTATTGTTTTTAGGATTTACTTGTCCTTAAACTACTAAGCAAATATATAATAATTTTTTTACTAACAAAAAAAGAGGGCAAGGTATAAACCTCGCCCGTAACCATGAAACACACACAAACTATTTATTGGGGAGGCATTTCTTCCGTAATTTGCTCCTCTGTAACTTCCATTGGTTGCTCTTCTGCCATCATTTGCTGTTCCATTGCAGCTTGTTGTGCTGCTTGTTCTTGCATTTGTGGCTGAATTGCGTTGCCCAAAATGGTGTCAGCAAACTGTTTGATTTCGGCAGGAAGTTCAATTCCTTTGCCTACTGCTGAAGCGTACATTGTGGTAGCAAACTTAATTAATTCTATTTCTTTGTCTCCGTCATTCTTACTTCTATTAACCGCAATCTTGCTTTCTGCCATCATTTGCTCCAGTTGTGCATCTCCCTGCGCTTTAGCGGCAGCTGATTCTTGCTGAATCTGTGCGTTCATCTGTGCGTTCTGTTGGGCAGTCTCTTGCGCTTCTTTCTTGGCCTTCTTCATGCTTCTTGCTAAGTACAACTCGGCAAGCTTTACATCTTCAATATGCTTAATTTTAAAGGCTTGCTCATAGGTAATCATGCCAGCAGCAAGTGCAGTATTCATTAACTGCGTTAATTCAGCACGGCTCTGGTCGTCATTAATCATGTTAACTCTTACGTCAAAAGTCATGTCCAAAAGGCTCATCTCATAACCCTCAAACTCCTTAAACTTCTTAGCCTTTAGGACTATTGAATCCCAAAGCATCATAGAAATCTTCATTCCAGTCTCTTCAAGAAGATGTACGCAAGATTGATAAATGTATTCTGTTGCGTTGTTAGATGATTGAACCTGCTGCTGCATTACACCGAGTCCAGTCTTTGCTGGTATTGATGAACCGTCTCTGTATTCAGAAATGCCCATCTCTTCCCTAAGTCTTTCCAGTTCAAAGTTATACTGCGCAACCAAAGTATTCAGCATTGAAACGTTCTGGTTAGACGGAAGCGGAGTAATGGGAGGAGACTTTCTTTCTCCGTCATCTCCAGTAGAATCATAATACACTCTACCAGTTTGGTCCCAAATCTTCATCAGCTTCAGCGGCTCTACAGAATCTCCTAAGCCCAAGTCAACATCTCTTAATCCAGAAATGTCAATCATGTAGCCGTCTGGCCTCATTGTAGCAATCAGCTGCTGCATCTTAAGGCGAATAAGAACCATTTGCCTTATTGGGCCAAGCGCCCTTTCAATCATTGATGGGATTAGAGAACCTGTTGCGTTAGGGCTGATGACTGAATAAGAGAAAAATACGTCAACTCCGTTTTGGTAAGGCCTAATTTGATTAGGACTAATTTCCCACTTCAGCATGATGTCGGTGTCGCATACCCAAATTCCTTGGTATATGTTCATCCGCTTTGTCTCAATAACCTCTCCAACAATCTCTTGTCCTTTAGGCGCTACTGGCTTTCCTTGTTTTGGGACAACCAGCATATTCCCAAACTTGTTTTCAGTCTTTACCGAATACTCTACGTCTACGCTTTTAACTTCAAAGTCAAAAATTAGTACGGAATAGTCGTCATAAGGGCGAATCTCTGTATACTTGTATGAGTCCTTCCAATACAGATTCTCGCTTCTCTTCAGCTCCCTAGATGCTTTTTGTGCAAGCTTGAACAAAGTCTCTTCGTCTACATTGTACTTACGCCTAAGTACGGAGATTTTCATTGGGTAAACTTCCCCAACGTATGAAATGTCCCTGCCGCTGTCAGACTCAAACACGTTATAAATCATGTTGTCTGGCTTCGGTATGCTGATTTTTATGTTGTCATTCGGGTCGTAACTAAGTTTAGTCCAAGCAAAGTTGGTGTCAATCAAATCCCTTAGAATCTTGCGCTTCATTACGGGATAGTCGTTATTGTCAAATACTTTCTTAATACGCTGCTCAAACAATATTTCTTCTGGAAGCCTGTACTCTAAATCAAAATACAGGGCCAAATCGTCTTCGTCTTCTGGAATATACTTCTGTGTTTCAATCTTTTCGCCCATCTCCGCCTCAATCTGCATGATTTTTTCCTTATTTTCCATGCGGAACTTAGCCTCTTGCTTCTCCTCTTCCTTAGCGCTGGTGCTCATGTCGTCAACAGCTGTAACGGAAGGAACCTCTTTCCTATTCATAAATCCACCAAGAAGTATTTCTACGAACTTAGGGGCAATCTTAATTGGTGTCCAGTCAAGATTAATATATGACTGATTCCCCTCAATACGCATCAAGTCCATGAACTCCTTCATGCTATTTGTACCATAGCTGAAGTCTCTGTTTGCTCTCCATTGCCTATAGCGCTTCCCATAATACCCATCGGTATTCCTGTCAGCTGAATTAAATATACCTTGCGCTACCTTTAATCCGTACTCCATCCTTCTTTTCTTTGAAGGAGCGTCCATAGACATACTAAGGAGTTCATCCATACTTGAGAACTGCATATTATTCCGTTTATTACGACAAATATAGTTTATTTAGCCGACTATAGCTTTACTGGAGTGGGATTGCCGCTCCATTTCTCAACTAGTCTCATGTATACGTCGTCTACAAAGAATCCAGCAGTCTTCTTTTTTTCAATCCATCCAAGCAGGTACTTAACTCTCATGTCCCTGTCTTTTGGCATAACCTTGTAGCCTCCGTCCCAGAATGGACGCATCATCAGCTTGTATGCCTGAGACCGCCTTTCTCTTTCAGCCTCTGTATATTTGACTGGATTGTTTCTTATGGATGTCTTCCTTGGAACTTTTTTATTCTTTATGTAGAAATCCAAGTCTTGTCTGTATGCTGCGTATATTGAGTTGACTACACTCTTGCCTTTGTCCGTAATGGCGTAGTATTGTCTTTGCAGCTTAACTATTCTCCCATCCAGAACTAAATGCTCCAGCTCCATTTTGGTTATTTTGGAGTAGCCTATTTTATTCAAAAACCTTGACAAGTACTCCTCCCTGCACATATTGGTACTTGACATAAAAGAAAGTGCCATGTATTGTTTTTCGCTGTACCCAAACGCTTTCCTTGCTTTTCTTGCTACCCTTAAACCATTCGTAAACATAAATATGGTAGTGTCTGGGTCTTTTGTCATTCTATGAATACGGGAAATGTACTCGTCTCTTTTGGCCAGAAGCTTCTTGAGATTGTCAACTACAGGTTTATACTGGTCTTTTATTTTGTCAACAAGAGCGCTGGTGTCTATGGTAAACTTTAAGTCTAACCCCTTGTGGCTTATTTTTCTTCCTATACTCATTTCTTATTGCCTTTAGCGAGTAATTCAATAAGTGGTATTCCTTTCTTTTCAGCCTCTCTTGCCTCTTCTTCCGACATTTTCATGTAATTATTCCTTAACCAAGCAGCTGATTCTACCATGTCTTTTACAGAACCAGTGACTTTCTGGAACCTGTCAAAAGACTTGTCGTCACTTTTGAAGTCAAGAGTAAACCCATTCATGGAGGATGCCAACTCGTTCATTTTACGATTTAGGGAAAAGTATAGCGCATGCATACCATCCTGCTTGTACAGAAGAATCTCCTGCTCAAGCTGTTTTATTCTGTCTTCCATGTTAGTTGAATATTCCAAGGATGTCATCAGCAGCTATTCTGATAGCCCTACATTCCCTGTTCTTGTGATGGTAAACCATTTCATAGTCGGAGTACTTATACGCTAGTATTGTGTCTCCTGCTGCTACGTCTGTGTAGTCTTCTGGTACTGCAAGAACCTTGAACTTGAATTGCTCAGTCTTGTCTTCGTATTCAAACTGAGAAACTTTTTCCTTTACGATTCTTTCTCCTATAAGATTTCTGAATAGAGGAATCAGCGTTCCGTCTTCTTGAATTTTGGCGTAAACCAGTCCGTCTGCTGGTATGCCCATGTAAACATACCCGTCCTCTTTCTTGATGTGGGTAGCCTCGTTTGTAACAATATTGTGGTGCAGGATTATTTTGTCTCCTACGGAAACTCCACTTACCTCATCCCCAACACTGATGATTTCACACACGTTAGGGTAAACTTCTCTGTTGTTTTCTCCGAACTTCCTACCTAAATAAATGCTGATTGTACTGCCGTCTGGCATTTGGATTTCATGCGACTCCTTCTGTTCCGGGTTCGCTTTGACAATTAGATGTTTGCGTTTTGCTCTCATGGTTTGTGTATTGTAATTCTAAAATAAGTTCAAGGTAGTGAATAGCTTTCTTTATGTCTTCTGCTCCATTCTTGTCCTTATGCCTACATAAGTACTTCAGCACATTACCTTGAAAGTAATCAAGGTTGTTTGCGCTGATGAACTCTATAGGCTGGATTGCATATTTTTTATAATGCTCTCCTCCGGTTTGTGTGTTTAGTGCGCTCACTTTAATTTAGCAACAGGTTTAACTACAAATTGTTTTCCAACAATTAGTTCTCCCTTTTGCGTCCTGTCTTTAGGCCTTGGTACAATTGTGTTGTACTCAATAGGCTTTTTCATTTTTATTTTTGCCATACATTTTCATTTTAGCTACAGCAATAGCAAATGCAGCTTTTTTAAGTTCTTCCTCTTTCTTTTCTGTCTCTTCCTCAAACTTCTTAAGCCCGACTTCTTCTTCAGCGTCTTCAATGCAGTCCATCATTTCTTCATGATGTTCATACATTTTCTCCAGCTTTTTATTTAGCCTAATCTTTGCCATTATTTATTGCTTTCTTGTAAACAAATACTACAAAATCCTTCTGCATCTAATTCTATGATGTGTATTGGACACATTACCTATACTTTTTAGTTATGTCAGCTACCGACTTAGGCTGTGCAACAAACTGCTTCCCCTCTTTGCCTCCTTTAGCCTTTGCTCTATTGGTAGCAGCTTTTTGAGCCGCTGATAGTGCCGACCATGCCTTACTTGGCAAGTACCTTCTTTTGCCCTCCGAAGGTTTTCCGGAAGATGTTTTCCAGTCTTGCTTACTCCACTTTGACAGTTTATTAGACTCACTCTTCTCTCCTTTGTAGCCTCCGCCCTTCTTCTTATATATTGAAACCGCTAACTGCATTGCCCTAGCGGAATGCTTGCCACCCATCCTGCTCTTAGCTTCCTGTTTAGCTGACTCCCACAATGCAGGCTTAGTCTTAACGGCTACGCTCATTTTTTCTTCATTGAGAATACTCCTACAATTCTTTTTGCTTCAGTTGGCTTGTCCAGTTTTTTCTGGGCAGCTGACTTCTCGTATTGCTTTACCATCATTACTGGAGTCATGTCCTTGCCCGTATATTTAGGCTTCATTCCTTTATTCAGCTCCTTATTCTCTCTCAAGAGTTTTGCCCTCTGTATTACAGCTTGCAGTTCTTCTTTCTTAGTCATAGGAGTTTTCAGCTTAGTCAAAGACTTCGCCATTCCAACTTCAGCTTCTGTTAATTTTCTTTTTTCTTGTGGCATGTTATTTCTTTTTTTTAGGTAAAACTCCTTTAGCTATTAATACGTCTTTTTTAGTAACCTTTCCATCTCCACTCATGTCTGGAAACTTTTCTGTTTTACTCTTCTTTAGTTTAATTTTTTTCATTTTCTGTCGTGTTTATTTTTTGACTTCTTAGCTTTACCCTTCTTCCGCTTCCCGAAAGTACGTTTTATTACCGAACCAGTTGCTTTTGCCTTTGCCATTCTTTATTTTTTAGCAATAGGTTTAGTATTCTGCTCGCTCTTTGCTTTATCGTACCCACCTCTACCATATTTTTTGTAAAGCGCAATTCTTTCGTTTGTTGTCATATCAAGAATCCCCTCCCTTTTTTCTTGATTTTTGTCGGCGGCTGACTTCCCCAATGTCTTTTCTGTTGCGTAATCCAACGCTCCAGACATTGCCTTCCCAGCAAATGGTTGTCCAAGTCCAACAACTCCTTGATTCATCCTTTTCTTGTCCCCCTTAGCAGCTCCAACAACAATATCCTTTACGTCTAAATATGTTTCATATCCCGGAACAAATTGGCTTGCCGTTTCAATAAACGTTCTCCCTCCTTTGTCTTTTTTTAAAAGATTAGTTGGAATATTTTTTTTAGTAATCGTGGATGGTTTTTTAATTTTAATTCTAGCCATTACTCAATCTTTGTTATTTTAAATTCAAGCCTAGGATTCTCCTTGTCCACGAACTTTCTGGCTACAATCTTCATGCAATACCTGTCGTTGTCTATTGCTTCCACTTTTTGCAGGCAGTCTAGGAAAACCTTGAACATGCCATCCAAATCACTCCTGTTGCTCCGAAAGTAAACATCTACCTCCACTTCAAAGTTACCTAAAATTTTATTATGTCTTTTATATTGTAGGGCAAAGTTGCTTTCATACTCCTTCAGCTCCTTGGTTTTGGCCAGCGAACCGTGCCCCCTGATGCTGATAATCCTATACCCGTTGCTTTTACTGGGTACCTGTCCGTATATTGTTGTCATATTAAACTCATGCATTTACTTATACCTAAAAAAATAAACACATTTGTTTATTGTAGCGCCGTCCCGAATCGAACGGGAGTAACCGAGCTATGAACCCAGCCTTTGCCTTTAAGTTACAGCGCTGATGTGTTATAAAACGGCACAAATATTCCATTTATGCGTTCTTTAATGCCCACTTAGCTCCCATTATAAAAGCGTCTTCCATACCGCTTCCAAACCCCCACATTTTATCGCACTCCGCTATGGCGGTATTCTCAATATAGTCCTCAAGCATGTACTCTGCCTGTGCCACATACTCATCAGCATCGTTTACATGTCCAAGTTTAGCATCTTCGTAACCTTGATTATAAGCTCTTTTTAGCATATTATATTATTTATGTCAGGTTGACTTTTGGCTAAATATAAAAATTTATAATCAGCCAAATGTATCTTGTAGCTGGTACGGAATTGAACCGTAATCTCCCTTTCAACCATAGGGTGCTCTACCATTGAGCTACTCAGCTGATGTTGGAATCGAGTACCCAACCCGTGACATACCGTCACACTACCCGTCAAGGAGGATAATCCCCTACGGGCCTTGCAGCTTCTATTTTACCCATACTGCAATAGTATTTTTGTATGACAAATCCGTCATAAAGCCTGTTCTGTAACACTACTATCGTAATTTTCCATCATCTCACCTATCCTTTTACACTTTTCAAACTCCCTATATGCTGAACCTTTGTGCTTAGTCATGTACGATTCCTTGAAACCCTCTAGCCTGTCTAGTGTACCAGTAAGAACGAAATTGCTTATACCCAGTATTACGCTATTACGGTGTACGTCACAATAAGAGAATGTCACAGAATCGTGTACCCTAATAGAATTTTCAGCTGGATTAGCACAAATATAGCATGTCATTGCTCTACATTTTTAATAATTGTCATATTTTTTGGATAGCTACCAACACTTTTATTTAAGCTATGTTTTGTCCCACACTCACACTCCCAATAGCCTCCTAGTATTATAAAGTCGTAAACTCCATCTACAGTATTTAGGTAGTCGCACTCAATTATCCTTTCAATCAGCTTGTCTCCTACTATAATCTCTATTGTGTATTTCATAACTTATTACTAACTTTTACTCTGTTACCATTAAAAAATATATTCGGGTCAAACCAGAACTCAATATTAGAACCAAGTTTCTTACACAGAATCTTCCTGTCCAATAACTCTATAACTCCATCGTAAAACGAACTTTTGCTGATGTTGCAATATAGCATTACGTCCGGGCCATTCAGTACAACTGTCTCAGAAAAAGGTTTAACGTTAGCAATTGAGTAGAGCAGAATCTTCAGTGACGCTGCGCCAAGAGAACAAAGCTGATGTATTGATTCTTGGAATAGCTTAGTGTACACCAATGCGTCATGTGGTACAATCTTATTCTTAGGAATCCTCTTCATTACGAACATCTCCCCAGTCTCCACATTAGTCGTAATCTCCTCATTTTGTTTCGTAGCAAATGCCCTCTCCTCAATCTTCATGTACTTATACGGACTAGTCAAATACGCCTCATGTTTCATATAGCAAATATACTACTTTTCCAGTATTATCCAAATTTTTTCCAGTATTTCGGAATACTATGATTGATTATCAGCATGTTATGGAGTTTCCTTCTTATAATTATTAAGCATGTAAACACATAATAAACGCTGATTATTGAGTGTATTCTAATTTCATACAAAACGATTCTAACCCTGTAGAATAATTAGTTATGATTATCAACGAGTTATAGCGTTTCTATATTAGTATATATTACATCTATACAATTGTATTTATATGCTGATGAATATATGCAATGTGCTGATGAGCAAATTGTATGCGCTGACGTATAAATGGGGTAGGTATGGGTGTAGTAGTGGTAGATAAGTTTGTAGTTGGGGTACTCCCCTCCGCGCCAGTCACCACCCCCTGGGGTGCAAGTCCATTTCCCTAACCCGTGTACCATGCTATAAATTTCTTTAACGTTTCTTTAACGTTTACGTTTTAACTTTTCTTTAACAAAGAGAAGTCTACTTGTTTAGTAGGGATTGCCCCATATCCCTATTCCCCTAATCATGCCCAGATGCAACCCTCCCAACCTTTGCAGGGATAAAACAAAAAATCTAATTAACCAGATAAAATAATTTTGTACTCCCTTTCCTGCTCATGTGCTGAAGGTAATACCCAGAAACATAATGTAAAGTAATACCAACCCATTGCAGGCCGTTAAACCCTTCGCCTAATTGTTTACCCTGCTTTGTTAATTCCCTGCTTTATTTCGCCTTATTTCAATCCATACACAACTACCAGAAATTTGTTAGTATTAACAACCCTTTAACAAGGCATTGGCACTATTTTAACGTTTGGCCTTGTATTTTTGAATTCTAAACCAAACGACATGAATAAAACAATGTGGATTGTTACAATAGAAAAAAACGGCAAAACCATAAATTTTGCAGGGTTTCAATATTTGAGAGATGCAAAAAATTTTAGTTCTTTATTTTCCCTGCTTAATGGAAAAGTTAGCGGAAGGGTTAGCATTGGAGAAATTAACAGACTTATTAAAAATAAATTAGCAGTTAAGCAGAATAACGAAATACGTTTCATAAATAACTAATTTTTTATACCTTAAATTTTACAACATGACCAGAAACTACAACAGAACTAATTTTTATTTATTTTTTCAACTTTCAGAAACGCAACAAGCCGAAGTATTAAATATTTTCAGCCCAGACGATGCCGAAAATACTTTGTATGCAATAGATGAAGAAAACGACAAAGCCATTCCATTAAGTGCGTTTATTCGTACAGATGGCAATTTCACTCATGGCATTTTTTTGGACAGCTATTTTTCGGGATATTTTCTAACATTCAGCAAGTGCGGAATGAATGGCGTTTTGGCGTATAAATATTTTTAAAGCACATGAAAAAATTAACCCTTCAAATCATTTGCATCATTGCCCTTTGTTTACTCCTTTGTTTTGCTGATAGTATTTAACAAACCTTTAGTAATCCATTGTGAACATTTTAACATTCAGCCTTTTACCTTTACTTTTTATAACAACAAAAACCTTAATTTATGTCTATTTCAAATTATTACACGGGCTCAAAGATTCAGTTCAACGGATTCCATTCAAATTATGTTGCATGTTGCGAAGCCCACGGGCTTGGCTTATGCTTTATTGCCTATTCTGACTATTCAGCAGGAGAGGAAATTTTGGAGGTTGGCTTCAATTCAAATTCGGGTTACGTTTACATTGCCTTAGAAAATGGGATTTCCATTTGTTCAATGTTGGGCCGTGAAGTAGAATATTTGGTTACTAACTTTGACAATGGCGAAGAATATTTTTTCCCTACCTACCACGAAGCAGAAACCTTTGAACCATACGAAGAAGCCGAATAACCCAGAATTTAGGCCCGTGAAATTCGGGCCAATTTTAAAACCTTAAATTTTTTACCATGACCAGAAATTACAATCGTTCACATATTTTTGACTTTAGCGAACTACCAGAAAATTTACAAGCCGAAATTTTAGAAGATAGGGAAGAATCCGACGCACATTCAACAAGCTATGTAATACTGAAGGAAGGTAGCGACAAAACAGCCTTACCGCTTGACATGTTCATGCGGACGGACAGCAACTTTACACATGGAATTTATGGCCTTAGCTACTTTTCGGGTTATTACCTAACATTAAGCCGGTGCAATACTGAAGCCGTTATTTCTTACAAATATTTTTAACCTTAAAATTTATAAAAATGAAATACTCACTTTGGAAATTAAGACATGAAAATTGCCATGTAGTTACGGCCTACAAAGTAAAAGACACAAACAGCACAAAGGAAGTTGATAAACACATGGCACAATCTTGGATGAACACAGCCAGTTTTTTCAGAGAGGAAGAAGAATTAAATGCTGATTATTTACAAACATTTGAAGCCGAATAATATGAAAGTAGAAACATTCAAAAATATAAATGATGCCGTTAATTATGTATTGGACAATAATTTGTATTATATAAACATTCAGAAATTTGAAGAGGAATTAATGGACAGACACGCATATAAAAGCCAGATATACAACATAATTTTTTTGATTAATGAACATGGCATCTTAACAACTGATTAACATACCATTGTGAACAATTTAACAATTCATCAGCTATTTTTACATTCTAAACAATAACACACTAAAACAAAAAAAAATGAGCAAAGCCACACTAAAAGAAGCCATTGAAATTTACGGAAAAACCATCGTTTCAGAAGTTTGTAACCTTGTTTTTGTTTCTGATGCTGATGGATGCTATACAACTTTTCAAGACATGGGAATGGATGAACACGCGGAGTGCGTTGAATTTATTTTCTTTAACTAACCCTAATGGGATGCAGGCTAACCCGAAAACCTGCAATTTTTTAACCTTAAATTTTTTGAAATGATTAAGTACAAAGCAAAAGTAAAACATGACAAAGGCCATGCAGTTATTTATGTTTACTCAAACAACGAACAACAAGCAAGGGAAGAAATTTGCAGGCTTGAATTGTGCCCAGATTCAGCCATTGTAAAATTAGAAAAGTTGCCTATTTATGTAACCATGACAGACAAATTTTTTAGTGGGTGGGGCATGGCTGAAAACAAGACAAACAAGTTTATTGTTGTATGCGATTCATGGAAAGATGCTGAAACAATAGAACGCAATGCAAAAAAACGTTCAGAAATGAAGTACATTAACATTTGCATCAAAAAACCCAGATATGGCAAAAATGTATTGGAATCTTGGAAAACATTTGAGCAGTTAGGAGAAATTTGGAAACAAAATTAATAACATACTAAAAAACACAATCATGGAAAAAAAGCTATTCATTATTGACGGGTATAGGATTTGGGCACTCACTTATGATGAAGCATATCAAAACTACCTACAAATACTTAAATTTTAATAACACACTAAAAAACACAATCATGGGAAGGTATTATAACGGAGATATTAACGGCAAATTTTGGTTTGGTGTTCAGCCAAGCGATGCAGCATCAAGATTTTCGGCAGATGCTGAATGTGAACCAAGTTGCATTGAATACTATTTTGAAGAAGACAATTTGCAGGAAGTAAAAGATGAATTAAAAAGGATTGAGGAAATTTTGGGAGAAAATTTACAGAAGATTGAAGAATTTTTTGCCGAAAGAAATGGTTACGCGGATTCAGAACTTGATGAAGCAGGAATAACGGATAGGATGCTTAGCGAATATGCCGACTATAAACTTGGCAAAAAGATTGAGGAATGTATTGAAAGGGAAGGACAATGTCAATTTTCTGCTGAAATTTAAAACAATAAACCATGAACAAATTTAAAAAAATGTCATTTGAGCAACAAGCCGAAGCTATGCAAATTATTTGCAACATCCAGACAATGCAGGACAAAATACATGGCATCCATTATAGTTTTGAGCAGTTTGTGGGCAATACCCTTGCTGAACTTCGGGAACTGCAAAACTTAATGATTGAAGAATGGAATAAAGCATTTAAAAAATAAGCATGGCAAAGTACCAAATTTTAAGCCCAGACGGATTCACAATAGAATTTGACAAGCCGTATTATAAAAGCCAGAAAGAGGCCCTAAATAGCCTTACAAATTGGATTGAAAGGTATAGGATGCAGGGATATTATTCAAGCCGAATGTATGGCCGTATCGACTTGTCAGAAATTAAAAATTATTGCCAATTTATAAAATTATAACATGAAAACCATAGAACTAAATATTTACCAATTCAACGAATTGTCAAAGGATGCACAAAGTAAAGCCATTGAAGAATATAGGGAAAGATTATACAAGTATAATACGTTCAGCGAATATGCACTTGATGACTGCTATTTATACGAGCCAAGACATACAGAAATTGTAGACCTTTGCCCATCCTATGCTGATTATGGTAAGCCAATTATTGGGAATAGTGGAAGTAGAAAAGTATTTTATGACCTTGACAGAAATAGGCATTTAGACGCAAGTAATGGAATAGTCATAAACAATGAAAAAATGTTCATGGAATGGCTTGAAATACCCGAAGGGATGCATGATAAAGTTTATTTCACGATTAGAGCCACAAAAGGCCGTTATCCAGACACAAAAATAAACTTTGAAGAAAATCATTGCGACTACATATTCAGCTATGAAGAAACGAAAATATTGTACTATGCTGAAGTTAAGTTCTCAAACCACATGGAAGAAGTTTTAGACAGAATTTCAGAAGCATACGAATATTATTTCAGCGATGAATATATAGCCGAACAACTTGAAATAAACGAATACGAATTTACAGAAGATGGAAAAATTTACTAATATGAACTACTATATTAACGCAATTAGAAACGAACAAGACAGAGAAATTGGGGCATCCAGAAGGTATGGCCCATACGTCAGGCTTGAATACTGCATGAAGGATGCTGAAATATTTAATAAGCATGGATTTTTATACATTGAAGTAATGCAGATAGTTGATGGCAAGGAAGAAATATATTGCGAATATGAAAATTAACACTCTTTAACAACACCTTGACAACATTTTAACAATTCAGCGAATACCTTTACAATCTAAACACAAACACACATGAAAAAATTAGAAGAACTGACAAACAAGTACTTTGCCCAATACAAGGCAGAAAATTACACGCATTGGAATTTTATTGAATACTTACAGCACCTATGCCGGATTAACTTAGAGGAACGCACCCAGATTATGCAGGTAATTGCACATGAGCAATATATTGACAATCTTTTATACGACCTTCAAACCACATAACACATGAAAAAAATTAAATTGCCAGAACTTAAGATTAAAGTAAAAGCTACAAAGGGAGATGAATTTTACATAAAAAATTCGGATGACATTGTACAAGTTCTAAGAAACGTATTTAATGCTGACACAATTCAATGGACAGAGGAATTTATTTTGGTATGCCTAAATAGGGCACATAAAGTTATAGGCTATTATAAGGTAGGTGCAGGAGGATTTTCTGGAGTGGTATGCGATGTTAAGGTAATTATGACAATGGCACTGCAAAGTTCAGCATCAAGCTTAATTGTGGCCCATAACCATCCATCTGGGAACCTCAAACCATCAGCCAATGACAAAAGCATGACAGACAAGATTAATGGGGCATGTAAGCTATTTGACATTAATTTGCTTGACCATATAATCCTAACGGAAGACAGCTATTATTCATTTGCTGAAGAAGGACAGCTTTAACAACCCATTAACACTTTTTAACAATAAACACAACTAAATTTACAACATGGACAAATTTGAATTTCACATTGACAGAAAATGCACGATTTGGGTTAGGGAATACCACCAATTTGAAGCTGAAAATTATGAACAAGCTGAAAGTATTATAATAGAAAACTTTAGGCTTAGTGCAACTGACAATACCTTTACCATGCAGGACATTCAGCATGACACATTGGATTACATGGCAATAGAAGAAAATGGAGGGTGGCCAACTGCTGAACTTTATAACATTATTGGACACAAATTAGCTGACAACACAATTTAATACAATGGACAGACAATTAATGGTAAGAGCAATTATGGAACTTGCAGGAGATGAAATAGAAAATGTTGAAGATGCTATGAAAATAGCAATGGAAACAGAATGGCAGCTTGTTAATAGGCTGATAGGGATAGCATTATATTACAAAAACGAAACCGAAAAATTTGAAAACAATGAAGATTATTAAAGTAACAACAACGTATGGCAATGAATGGATTAATTCAGCATTAATCCTGCAAATTTCAAGGAATGGTTCTGGTTCAATAATAGACTTGCAGGGTTCGGCAAGTAAAATATTTGCCATAGAATCCACAGAGGAAATAATTGAACTAATTAACCTATGACAGCAAAAGCATTACTTAATCAGCTGAAGATGTTAGATGACAAGTATGGACTTGATGAAGTGCCAATAGAAATATACCATGAAGGGCAGCGATGCGTCTACACATTCTCAAAACTTTCCCTTGACATAACAGATGACAGAAGGGTTAAGGAAATACAAATAAACATTACAAAAAACGGGAGATACCCTAAATATTCAGAAATATGAACTACAAAAAAGTAAAATACAAGGCAGGTATGCCATCAGATTACGATTGCGTTACGCGTAGCGGACTTGCTGTTCAAGTTTGCGGACACAATCTTGATGCTATTAAAGGACATGTTATTATTGGATGGATTAACGGAGTTTGCCAGACTTGGTACGAAAACGGGGATTATACTGCAACAGAACACGAATATGACTTATTCGCATTGGTAGAAACTGAAATAGGATTCATCAACATACATGAAGACAGTCATGGAAAGTGGGCTGATGAAAGAATTTACGATTACAGAGGAGTGGCCGAAGAGAATGGCAGACTTTCCCCAACATACTTAACAACATTAGAAATAGAATTATGAAGACAATAGCACTTGCATACGGAGACAAGTTCTCAATAGACGCACATTACACGATTGAAGAAAGTAATGAATTAAGGGAGTTTAATGGGAATGTAAGCCAATTTGACTACGTTACCATAGAAATTCAGAAGATTACAATGGGATTCATTGGACTGCCAGAAATTGACATTACCAAGTTATTGACTAAAGAACACATTGGTGTCATAGTTGAGCAAATCCATAGCTGGATTGAATCTGAAAATAATTTTGGCAATTAACTAACAAGTTATTAAATTGCACACAACCTTAAAATTATGAAGAAAATATTACTACTAATCGTATTGGCATTGCCAATGACAGCTTGGTTCTTGCTAATACTCATGGCAACCATCCTTGAATTTTTGCTTGACGGAATACTAAGCTTGGCTGATGCTATTGAACACAAATTAAACAAATAAAATGAACGCACAACAAACCTTAAAAGCAGTTTATGAATTTACAGCAAGAAACTACGATTCCCTCAAGTACGATTGGAACAAGTTGCCAAAGAAAGACAAATCAAAACTCCCTTTCCCATTATTCATTATTGGGGTTTTTTCAAGTACTCTTGAAGATTACAACGAGCAAGCCGCACAAGTGGGAGATAAGAAGTCTGCACAAGGCTGAAAGGTATAGGCACGAAATATATACCTGCCAATGCGGATGCATCAAGCACGCAAAACACTATTGGAATAAGAAAAAGCCAGTTATAACAATCGTTAAACCTTAAATTTATGAAAGAAATCTTAGAAAACATTTCATCATTTGCAAGAATGAGTGAACCAGACAGAATGGTATTCATAGCTAAAGTTCATCACGCAATATGGCATGATGAAAACATATACCAAAGAGTAAAAGGCATTGTAAACAATGCTGAAAAGAATCTACCATCAGCAGAATATTTCCCACCAACACCACACATAGAATTATGAAACAAGTACAAGACAATGTAATTGAAAAGGTACAGAAATACATTCGTGAGTATTTTCACGATTCGCTAAATGAGAAACAGATAGAGGAAGTTAACCAAGAATTAGAGGTAAAAATCCTTTCTGCATTTTACGAATATGGAATAACATCAAACCCAAAAGCACATAAACAATGAAAGAATTAGTACACATTCAGAACGAACTTAAAGCACCTAAGTCCCAATTCAACAAGTTTGGAGGCTACAAGTACAGAAACGCAGAAGACATCCTTGAGGCCGTTAAGCCTTTACTATTTAAGCATAACTGCATACTGACAATCAGCGATGACATGGCTATTATTGGCGACAGGGTATATGTAAAGGCGACTGTCAAAGTTTCCAATGGTACAGATTCTATTTCAGTTTCAGCCTTTGCAAGAGAACCAGAAACGCAGAAGGGAATGTCTGACAGCCAGATTACGGGCGCGTCTTCATCCTATGCCAGAAAGTATGCCCTTAATGGAATGTTTGCCATTGATGACACAAAGGATGCTGATGAAACAAACACGCATGAGGAGAAGAAAGACGATGGTAAGCCGTGGTTAAACAAAGGCACTACGCAGTTTGATGCAGCACACAAGTACGTTCTGGAGGGCGGAAGCATTGCTGATGTAGAGAAGAAGTATAAGCTTTCTAAAGAAGTTAAAGAACAATTAAACACCAAACCATGAGAATAGATTTTGTTAAAGAAAAAAAGGGAGAAGTCATTTGGTACTACACAAGTATTGATGGAGAGTATGTAACGGGTTCATTGTCCCACAATAGCGAGAAGGCTATGGAATTTTACGAAAGGGTACTTGATGGAACTTCACAACCAGAAATAACAATTATTCGCACTACAAACATTGAAAATGGAACTACAACTACAAAACCTTAAACCTACCAAGTCTGACATCAAGATTGCGTCAGACATACTTATTCAGCAAGTTGACAACGGAGAAGTAAATGCTATTGATGTAGCCTTACAGCTTAAAGTTATTGAAGAGTTCGTTAAAGATGCCAGAGAAAGGCTAAATAAATACACGATTGACGAGCTTTATAAATACCAAGGGGGGAAAGTAAATATTTATGATGCCAAGATTGAAACTGCTGAAACGGGAGTTAAGTATGATTATTCTGGAGATTCTACATGGGCTGAACTGAAAGCAAGGAATGATGAATCAACATCAGCACTTAAGCAAAGAGAGGATTTACTAAAGAAAATACCTGCTGGACATACACTTGTTGACGAGAATGGAGAAGCTGCTATTGGCCCTACAAAAACAAGTACAACATCTTATAAAATTACACTTGCAAAATGAAGGAAAAGAAATGTCCTAAATGCAAGTTGGTTAAGCCCGCTGATGAGTTCTTTAAAAGCCTCACAAGAGTAGACAAGCTGGCAACATACTGCAAGGTGTGTGAAAAGATTTCCAAGCATAAGAAGGCTGACGAGTATTCAGATTTGTACAGAATATTTTAAACAAATAAACTATGGCACAATACAGAAAGAAACCAGTAGTAATTGAAGCTATCCAATTAACAGCAGATAATACAGATGTATTAGTGGAGTTCTGTGGAGATAAATTAAAATGGCATCCTTTAACAGGCGTAGTAATAGAAACCTTGGAAGGTAATATGTTAGCAAGCAAAGGAGACTACATAATCAAAGGAATTAAAGGTGAATTTTACCCTTGCAAACCCGACATCTTTGAAGCAACATACGAAAAACTATAAACTATGGCACAACAAATAAAAATAACACAAACAAGTAATGCCGATATGAATATTGGAATACTTAAAAACTTAACAGCAGTTGAATGGTTGGCACTAAGATACCACCATAGGCAAGGTTACCTATCTCAGGATGACATAGCAGAAGCAAAAGCAATGGAGAAAGAGCATATAATGAAAGCATTTTCCGATGGACAAGAAACACCTATAAGCCACCCCAACTTACCGCATTATAGTAAAGAGGAATATTACGAAGAAAAATATAACAATGGAAAATAACACACTTAGGATAGAGGTAGTCAAACATATTTTGAGAAAAATAGAAGAGGCCTATGCGCTGGCAATAGAACTTGGGGTTGACTGCGGAGTAGTCTCAAGGATTAATAATTCAGCAAGTATTATAGAGCCGTACTTCATTGTTGACTTAGTTCAAAGAAAGTTAGGAGTAGAGATTTCAAAAAAGAATAGAACTAGGGGAGTAGTAGAGGCAAGGCAGGTTGCTGTGTATTTGTTAAATAAATACTCAAGGCTTTCCCTTCAAAGGATTTCCCAATACGTTAATGTTGCAGACCATTCTGGGGTTATATACCACCTCAATAAGATTAACGGGCACTTGAAGTATGATGAAAGATTACAAGTTCTCATAGCGGCATTTGACAAAGACATAGCGGATTTTTACGAGAAAAAAAACTTAGATGAAGGTAACAGTATTTAGGTCTTTTAAGGATGTTGAAAACCCGTATTACATTGAGCTTCCTACTGTCCTTGATGGCATAAGGAACGGCAACCAGAAAGATTTAATAGAAAAAATAAGGGCTGAGTCGGATGATTCCCGAATTAGGGATTTAAAAATGACACTCCCTTGCGTTCTATTTGCTGGAAAGTTTGACATTCAAGTCATAAAAGAGAGGGAAGATGGTAGTTATTACAAGTCATATAGGACTGATGACTCCCTTTCTGAACACTCAAAGCTATTGCCATTTGACATTGATGATGTAGATATTCAGAAGTATAAGGCGGAGGTGCATAAAGACCCGTATATTTATGCCTTATGGACTTCCCCTTCGGGCACCGGACTGCATGGACTGATTAAGATTGCTGATGGTAATAGGCATGATGAACACTATACTGCACTACTAAAACGCTACCCTGTATTTGACCCGACTGCAAGAAACCCGTCAAGGGTTCTGTTCTTCAGCTATGACCCAGACATTTACATAAACGAAAACTCCCAAGTATTCTTTGAATTAACAGAGAAGGTAGTTACGCAGGGCGTTACTATGACTTCTGGATTCACAGACTACAAAAGGCTTGGGGTTGCTGCTAAGATGATTAGGGTAGCTGAACAAGGAAGTAGGCACAATGCTGTAATCAAATCAGCGTACCTTGTCGGCGGGCTGATTTCTGGCGGTATTGTAGAGGAGTACATTGGGACGATGGTTCTGGAGTATGAGGTAATGCAGAAGTTTGCCCATGATGAGCAGGAGACAGAGCTAAAGGCCGTAAGAGATGGCATTAAGGCTGGAAGGTATATGCCAATCAGCGACATTGATAGGTATGAGCAGGAAGTTTGGCATGAGGTAGGTGCTATTGAGGATGAACTTTCTTTCCTCTCAAACAACAGAGCTGATGAAGAGTTCATTAGGAAGTACAGAGCAGGCTTAATTCCAATGGGTAAACCATTTGGGTATGAAGACATGGACAAGCATTTACTTCTCAATGAAGGGCAGTTCTATGCGATTCTAAGCCATACTTCTACGGGTAAAACACAAGTTACTTTGTGGCTTATATTCCTTTCAGCGCTGAAGTATGATTGGTGCTGGGTAGTTTATACGGGAGAGAACAAGGTAGCATCCGTTAAGATGAGATTCGTAGAGTTTTATGTAGGCTCAAAGATTAAAGACTGCCCAGAAGACTTCTTTCAGCAGGCAATGAAGTGGGTTAATGACAGAATTTTCTTCATTAACAACGACAAGATGCATGATTATGAGGAGATTCTGGAGTACGCTGAATCGGTTTCTAAGTTTCATGCCGTAAAAGGCCTACTGATAGACCCAGTAAACTCACTTAAAATGAGCGGAAAGGCCTCTAAGTATGAGCATGAGATGGAAATGTACACCAATATGCTTCTGTTTACCAAGAGGACAAACATAACTGTACTACTTTCTGTACATACAAGGAGTGAAAGCCAGAGGCAAAGGAATAAGGACGGTAATCAGCCAATGCCTTACCCTGCTGATGCTGATGGTGGCGCAGTTCTGGTAAATAAGACTGACATATTCATTGTAATGAATAGGAATACGCAAGACCCGGAAAGCTGGATGATTAACGAGCTAAAGATTGTAAAGCATAGGACAGCAGAGTTTACGGGTGGAGGAGTTACTAAGAACGGAGAATCCATACGTATAAAAATGCACAACGGAGTAGAATTTACGGATGAATACGGACACCTTCCATTTGAAAGGGACTACCTAAGAATGGACAAGAAGCTTATTGACAAGGAGAGAGAAGAGGATTTAGACTTAGAAGATTCATCATTTTAAACAATAATTATGACTGAAAGCCAAAGAGAAAACCTATTCATGGTTTATGTTAGTGCGGTAAATGGATTTATGTATGCTGATGATTTGGTTATTGACAAGAGAATTGACAAGTATGTTAGGCAGAATATAGCATCCATAGCTAACAAGTTTCATTGGATTGTAAAAGCTATGCAGTTAAAGACAGACCCGTCTGTGCTAAAGACTATTGACACACTTAGGTATGACGAGGTTCTTAGGCTGATGATGAGTTTAGAAAGAGAGCAGCAGGATGAACTTGAATTAATCATTAAAAAGTTTGTAGATGGTTTGGCTAAAGTGTAAAAACTGCAAGAAGCTATTTACCCAGACTATTTACAAGGGTAAAAAATCTATTCCTTTATGCCCACATTGCGGAACAAAAAACTAATTTTATGTACACAGAGGACAGTATTGGAGACGGAAAGAGAGACTACCTGCATGATTTCTTAGAGAGAACTACCTATGATGATGAAAGAAAGCGAACTTTACACTTTATAATAGATGAATTAAGGCATACCCATCAGTATGAATACGTTATTAAAAAGCTGGAAATGAACGAAATACAAGACAAGGACAGGATTTCTCTTGGACTAAACTACTCCCAATCAGACATTAAAAAAAGATTAAAATGAGTGATATAACTAAATGTACGGGTATGTTTTGCCCAGTAAAAGAAAGCTGCTATAGGTTTACGGCAAAGGCAAATGAATTATGGCAGGCTTATTTTTCAGTTCCTCCATTTGAAAATAGTACCTGCAAGATGTACTGGGGAGAACATTCTGAAGACATATTTAATCAGCTAAAAGACATAGTAAATGGTAACGCACAGCATAGCAGAGTACATAAAGAAGAATCAGCAGAGGAAGAACGCAAGGTGGAAGATTGCTGATGGTGTGTGGAGTTTTGAGATGGTAAGTGGGGTATGGGCAGGACAAGAATTATTTGACGAGGTATACCCAGTATATGAGTACCAGAAGTTCAATGACAAGGGAACTAACCCAGATGGCACTAAAATAAAGTAAAATATGAGCAACAAACTACTTAGCCTTTCACACATGATTAAAAAACTACTTTGCAGTTTATTTGGCCACAAATGGAGGATTTCTTGGATTCATGGGGCATCAGCAATAGGAAAGTGCAGGAGGTGTGGAGAGCATAAGCACGCACTTATAAATGAGTTCCTATGAGAGTACTGCAGATTGTATACTTCTTTGTTGTTAGCATACCTGTATTCATACTTGCATATTTCGCAATAGAGACAGCTGATTTGGCTAAAAAAATAGCAAACGTTATCACCAGATGATAGTACAACTCTCACCACGTGATAGTACAACTCTCACCAGATGAGACTACTTTTTTACTTAAATTGTTGACAATCAATTCATTAGAACTTTTTCTCTATTTATTTATATATTAACGCATAATATTATAAATAGCTGATTATAATATATTTTGCATTACTATTATAAATGATTACATTTGCATTAACTAATCAAACATGAGTAAGAGAATATACTTTAACACGCAGAAAACAATAACCGTTACAAAGAAGGGTTATTTTGAAATTGATGAAGACTTTACGCAAGTTTACAAGTCATTTGTAAAGATTGCGCTGAATATTGATGGTGGCACAAGCTGGAAATTGCTTTTTTACTTGCTTGCTGAGGCGAATACAATGAATGGCGTTATCGTAAGTTCTAAAGGGCATTTAAAGTTTGTTTCTTACTTAAAAAATAACAACTCTAATCCAATAAGCATTGCAACATACTACAGATGTATAGAAGAATTGTGTAATGCAGGAGCGCTAACTAAGTATGGTAAAGGACATTATTACTTAAACCCTTACATATTCTGGCAGTCGGACAAGAAGAGTAGAATAGAGTTTTTGCAAGACGAATCAGCTGAATTAGGAGGAATTTCTTCAAACCCTTTTAAAGAAATATGTGACAAAGGAGCAGTACAAAGTTCTTCTCTATGACTTAAGATGGAAGGAACTTTCTTTATCAATAAAGAAAAGAGACAAATTCAAATGTAAAATATGCGAATCAACAAGGTTATTACAAGTTCATCACAAGGTTTATATAAACGGACTAATGCCTTGGGAGTACAGCGGAAGTCAGCTTATTACACTATGTGAAAGATGTCATAAGAACGAGCATAAAGGAAAAACTTCTAAGGATTTTTTAATAACAAACAAGACAAAAAAAGAAACAAAAAAAAGATGCGTTCCAGTTGATTACAAACCATTCCAAGTTAAGCTAGAAAATAGTGAAGAGTATTATAAAAAGAAAAATGAAGCAAAAAGTAAAGAGAAGCTTAAGAGAATGAATGGCAAAAAACGGAAGAAAAAATAAGCTGATTATTTGTAACTTGCATTAACACACAAACAACATGAGAACATTTGATGATGATTCGTTAGAGAAAAGATTCACCGCTGCTAAAGAAATGCACGGAGCAGTACAGAAGGTAATAGCAAACAAGGTAGACTTTACCAATCCAATGTCAGTACTTCAGCAATTAGGAGAAATCAACAACATAGCAGCAACAGCTGCTGAATGTGAAGCAATGCTTGAGTTTCTTAATGACAAGCTTGCTATGAAGAAGTTAGCAGTACTAGACATGGAAACAAGAGGAGCAGCGGAGAAAAGAATAATCCTTAACAATGAAATAGGTAGTACAAACTTTTATTTAACGCTGATTAGATTACTTATTAAAGAAAGTCACTACACGAGCGACAGATTGAGGACTGCATTAAGCTACCTTAAATCAGAGATGACTCATTTATAATATGTAAAGTATGGTTTGCGCAAAGTGTAAAGCAAATAAAGAAGAAAAGTATTTTACAAGAAACAAGCTGAAGTTGAACGGGCTGATGTCTTATTGCAAGGAGTGCGTTAACGGGTATAAGAAGAAAAAAAGAGAACAGAACAAAGAATACAAGAGTTTATACGAATTTTAATAATTAAAAAACAAAACAATGGAAAAGCAAAAGAAGATTTACTGCGGCAGCGGTAAGAAAAAGTCAGACACTTGGTTACAAGTAACAGTAAACCCAGAAAAGTTTGCTGAATATGTACAAGAGTTTAATGGTAACAAGTTTATTAAGCTGAACATTAACCTTAAGTCTGAACCAGACAAGTATGGTAAGGATGTGGAAATTACTATTGACACATGGAAACCAGATGGAGCAAAGGCTGCCCCACAGGCAGCATATTCAGCACCTAAGCCATCTTTTGATGATGTAGACCAGCTTCCCTTCTGATGAAATACTCTAGTAGCTTTACATACGACTTGCATATAGGCACATTGACGGAAGACTGGGCCAACGATTTATTTAACGGAAAGATTAAAGCTGAAGTTAAAGTAGATTCAATGGCGCATAGGACTGGCAATGTGTTTATAGAAGTCTTCTCAAGAGGAAAAGCATCTGGCATCAGCACTACAACAGCAGAGTTCTGGGTGTATAAGATTGAGGCATCCGGTTCAGCTATTATAGTTCCAGTAGAAAAGCTAAAGGCTCTTGTAAAGAAATACCATGCTATTAATGGATTTAAGGAAGGAGGAGATGAGAATAGTTCAAAAGGAGTACTTGTACCTATAATAGAATTTTTATACTAAAGTATGATTTCAATTAATTCATTAAGTGGAGGTAAGACTTCATCGTATATGGCGGTTCATTATCCTGCTGATTACAATATTTTTGCTCTTGTTACCATAGAAGATGATAATTGTAAACCATCAGACAAAGAACTTGTAAAGTATGCAAGTGATAAGATAGGTAAAGATTTCATCGCAACTGCTGAAGATGATGCCACACTTTATGCAATGCGTGACCTTGAGCAATTGATAGGAAAAGAAATTACTTGGGTTTCTGGGAATAGTTTTGAGCTAGTAAATAGGAAGGCAACAGGAGGAAATGGTCTACCAAATATGATGTGGAGATTCTGCACAACTGAACTAAAAATGCGGCCAATATTTGACTGGTGGTTTAAGAACATCAATGAGAAGGTTAAGATGAACATAGGCATAAGATATGATGAAATGGAACGTGCCGACAACATCAGAAACTCATTTAAAGGAATAGTGGGCAAAAGAGGTACACGCAATAAATGGGAAGAAATAGAATGGAGAGAGGCGTCATTTCCGCTTATTGAAAATAAAGTTATTCACCCAAAAGTAGTCAAATGGGCAAACCAAAGCGGCTTATTCTTCCCAAGTGACTCCAATTGTGTTGGTTGCTTTCATAAACCACTTCAGCAACTGCGTAAAAATTGGGATGACAATGAGAAAAAGATGCAATGGTTTGCTAATCAAGAGGGAGAAAACAAGAAATGGAAGAAGGAAATGAACTACGAGACTATAAAAAAAATAGCACTACAATCTGAATTTGACTTTGGTACGGGCTCTGGATGTCAAGCAGGTTTTTGCACAGATTAAATATAATATATGGCGATTGAGCTGATTTATGGTTTGCCGTAAATTACTTATATTTGCTCTATGGAAAAGCTATTAAAAAGGAATGGGCATTTTGTAGACATATCTGGCAATAGGTTTGAAAAGCTAATTGTTCTAGAAGATGGATTTAAGAAAGGGCATGAAATTTATTGTTACGTAAAATGCGATTGCGGAAATAAGTTTTATGTAAGAAAGGCGTGTTTGAAAAATAAAAATACTAGGAGCTGCGGATGCATACACAGAGAGCAGCTTATAGACAGAAACGCTTCTCACATGATGTCTAGCACAAAGATTTATATGTTATTTCATAAAATGATTGATAGATGTTATAGAAAAACAAATTCAGAGTATCATAATTACGGAGGAAGAGGCATTATGGTGTGTAATGAATGGGTTAAATCTTTTGAGTCTTTTAAGGATTGGGCATTTAATAATGGGTATAAAGAAGGTTTATCTATAGAAAGAATAAACGTAAATGGAAACTATTCTCCAGAAAATTGCACTTGGATTCCAAAAAATGAACAATCGCTGAATAAGAGAAATTCTGTATTTATTACTATAGGCGGTATAAAAAAGAATATGTGCGTATGGATAAGAGAGTTTGGAATAAAGTCTGTTAAGCCATATATTGATTATAAAAAATATGGAGAAGAGTTTGTAATTCAAAAATACTTTAAATGATAGAGCTGATTTATGGAATTGAGGCAACGTTTCCGCAATGCCCACCTGCATCTACAATAGACGGTTATGGCAAGAAGAAGCAGCGCTTTGAACGTGTTGAAATACCAGAATCATTTGATGACTTGGAGTACGATGAAGACGGTAATCCTATATACGAAGAAAGTCATATAGAGTTCATTAAAAGAGAGTGGGACAGAGTTACCAATGGGTATTGGTTCTTTAACAAAGGAACACCTACCTACATAACTGGAGACTACTATTTCTACCTTAACTTCTGGGCACTTGAGAGTGGCAGCAATCCAGAATATAGAGAAGCTGACAGGAAGTTCTTTTTGTTCTATAACGAATGTTTGCTTGACCCGAATATTCTAGGAATTATACGAGTAAAGAAAAGAAGGGAAGGTGCTACATCCCAAGCTTCGTGTATTATAACAAAGGCTGCAACTGCTGCTGAAAATGTAAGGTGTGGCATCATTAGCAAGACGGGTAAAGACTCTGAAGATTTATTTCAGAACATGGTAGTGTACGGATTTAGAGCAATGCCATCATTTCTTCAGCCAAGAACAGACGGTTCTGAAGACCCGAAAAAGAAACTAACCTTTGTTAAACCAAGTAAGAAGAAGTCTGTAAAGAAGGGTTTATTCAACAGAAGGGAAGGACTTAATTCATTTATTGAATGGAGGAATACAGCGCTGAACTCTTTTGATTCCGGAAGATGGAGTAGGCTAATCATTGACGAAAGTTCAAAATGGCCAACAGAAATACCTATTCAAGACTATTGGAACATTGCAAAGAAGACGCTGACAGAAGGAGCTAAGAAGGTAGGATTCTCGCTGATGATTTCAACAGTTAATCCACCTAACTCTGGAGGGCAGGAGTTCAAAAAACTATGGGATGATTCAGACCAGTTTAGGTATGGAAGAAACACACCAAGCAGACTTGTTAGGTATTTTCTACCAGCAAACGAAGGTTACGCAGGATTTATAGATGACTGGGGATTTTCTAAAGCTGAAGAAGCTAAGGAGCATATACTTGAAGAAAGGAAGCGTTCAAAGCAAGACCAAGACATTAGAGACTACCCATTAAGTGAAATGGAGGCCTTCAAGTTTAATGATGTTGATTGTCATTTCAACCTTGACAATATAGAAAAGCAGGAGTACTACATAAAAGAGAATAGTATACCACTAAGAAAAGGCAGGCTTTATATTGACGGAGAGAATAAGGTACAATTTTCAGATGATTCAGCTGGTAGTTGGGTTATATACAAGCTACCTAAAAATCCTAATAATTTCATCATAAAGAATGGAGTAATGTACCCCGGAGCTTCCGCTACCTACGGAGCAGGATGCGACCCATTTAGGCATAACATTGTTTCTGGGGATGGCTCAATGGCATCAGCGTGGTGGGGAGAGAAGCTTGACATAACCAACGAGGATGACACAGGCCTTCCTGTTGCGTGGTATTATGGCAGGCCTAAGATGAAAGACTTACTCTGGAAAGAGATGCTGATGGGGGCAATGTACTTTGGTTGTCCGGTAACTATAGAAAAGGATGCAGGAGATGACTACTACCCATACTTCCAAAAAGGAAACGTCATGGAGGTTAACTGCTTACCTATGCTTGGAAAGAAACCAGACGCAGTAATTAACCCAGACAGAAAAGCAAAGACTAACTTCTTAGACAGAGGTGTAGCATCAGCTGATGCTTTTGCGTTAAGTCGTCAGCTTGAGTACTGTATAAATTACGTTGAGCACCATTGCCATAAAATATACTACCCAGAACTTTTGGAGGAATTAAAGAGGTATAGGCATGACAATAGGACTAAGTTTGACACAGTAGTAAGCTTTATGATTATGCTACTGACTATGACTGGGCAGAACAAGGCTAATGCTGTAGCTAAAAGAAAGCAACCAATGATTGAATCCTATTCAGCTGACATCTTTAAGTGGGTTTGATGGAATCTTGCCAATACGTACAAGTATTGCAACCTTTCTCCATTTTTCAGCAAGCTTGTAGTACTTTTCAGTCATCTTGTTAGCTTCCTCTTCTTGCTTGTCTTTAGTTAGTTCGTAGAATTTCTCTGGCAGATTCATAGTTCTCTGTTTGGGAACAGCAAACTTACTGAAAAATATAAGACAATGTGGAAACTCTACCATGGATGGGGTGGTGAATGAATGCATCTACTCCTTTAGGTGCATGCTGAAATCCAGCGCGATGATGCCAGCTATCAGCGCCAGAAGGACTACGCATTGACTCCACATTTACTGACATATAATCCTTAGACTTCTTATGGTGAATGTGATGGGTGTAAAAGTAGCGATGCCTTGCATCTGTCCAGTCCTTGCTTTCGTGCGCCATCAGCAACGCCAAGTCTGATTCCTTTGCCCCGTCGCCATGCGTTGTCCCTATTAGGTTATTATAGTATTTAAAGTACTTCCTATGTGCTGGGCCTATGTCAAATGTAACATCTTTACTATTGGAAAACCAAGACTCAATAACCTGCGCCAAATAGAATCCAGAAGCCATGTCGTGATTTGACGGGTTGTATATTACATGGGTTGGAGCTACTTGAACCAGAAGTTCTATGCACTCAACGAGAAGCTTTTGCGCCATCTTAAACGCATCGTACCACATCATTGAAACATCTTGGCTAGTTCCTGCTGTTGTAGTATTCTTATTGCTGTCTACGTGCAATATGTCGTTGCCTATTACAATCAGCACCTTGTTTATAGAGTACCCACTAGAACGCGAAATAAGGCCTATTACAGCCTCTTTTACTCTGGAGAAAGCAATGTCATGGTTATATTCCTCTCCCGTCTCTACAGCCTTCGCAAGCTTGTTTATGTGTATGTCGGCAGGGTCTATTACAAGTAGGTGGTAGTCGCTGCTAGTTTTGTAGTCTATTTTTGGGTACTTCGGGGCATACTTAACCATCTCCCTTAGTATACCAGCCAGCACATCATCCAGATTTACGTTATTTTTAACGTTTAAAGAGAATTTTTCACTCTTATACCAATAGTAATTTACGCTGTCAATAGGTATTCCGTTAACCCTACACTCTTCTAATAGTGCTTCATGTTCTTTTTTCTTTTCCCTATATTCCTGTAAAATAGTAGCTTCATCGCTGCTAAGTCTTGGCCTAAATTTATTAATCATCGGAATAGATTGAAGATGCTAAAATATATAGGTCAGTTACTTTTTTTACAAACACCTTGCTTGGCCTTGTATTCTCTAAGTCCCAGTCATCAATCATTGACAGCCAGAAAGCTAAAACAACATCATCAACATCTTCACATATAAAAAACCCCTCCTTAGACATTCCTCCAATAAATATTCCATACTCTATTACATAGTCCTCAATTTCAGCTACCATCTCAACAGTCTTACTACTTTTGTAGTAGTTAGTATGGAGTATAGTATATATGCTGCGCTTTACGCAGGTGCTATATAATGATTCGCGTATGGTTTTTTCTATTGTCAAGTAAGGGATTCGTTAAATAACTTGAATTTAGACAATCTATCCAAAATCCCATGGGTACCGCCATTTACTCGCTTAGTTACAGCTGTAACAACCTCGTCCGTTGCACCTTTGTCACAAATTGTCCAAAGATTGTTCTTGTCAAAAAACCAAGAAGCGCTGACAAGTGGGTACTTGTCTGAAACTAAGTCTGGGTTAGCTACGCAATCCTCTCCAATGAAGTTAGAAAAAGCTTTGTAGTTGTCCTTTCCGGTCAGCTGAATATAACCTCTTCCTCTAAACTTAAATCCATCTCCAGAAGCCTCATCTCCATTCCCCATCCTTGAAGCATATACCTTATTGGCAATCTTTTCTGGGTTACGAGCATACTTGTCAGCTGTAGCCTTGTCCTTAAAATACTTAGGGAATACTTTCAGTAAGCTATCAGCTGAATAGTTAAGGTTTTCCTTTAGGAATTTAAAGTTTCCAGACTCATGTGCAGCTTGTGCAAGAAAGTGTGCAAGCCTCAAAGGGTTTGTCATATTAAACCTTTCTATAATAGATGCAATCTCAATCATTACAGGTGCTGGTACTTTAGTAGAAAGCTTAGTTGCGCTAATCATAAGTTAATTAGATTTAGAATTAATAATAGCACGTATGGTGCAAATATGAAAAATTGGTACGTTGATTTGTCTTTTGCCCAACCCTTTTCCCTTGCGTCTATTAAGGCTTTGTTATAGTTGAATTTATACTGAAGAGAGTCAAACTTGCTTTCTGATTGAATATATTTCTGCTTTATAAGGCTGATAGAGTCTGTTGAAATATGCTTTTCTACTACAAACTTTGAAACAACAGAGTCATATTTTACGCCAAGAAATCTTACACTATCTCTAAGAGCAGTGAAGTTTTCGTTCATCTTCTTACCTTGACTAAGTGTCATTACGACAAATGTGTCACTTCCCAGCTTCCTCAGATGCTGCGAGTACGCTAAACTTGTCACCAATGTTAGAAGTATACTCAGAAATAGTACCCTTGAGTTCATTTATTTGTATTTCTTTTTGTTTTATAACCCCCTTCAGTTCAGAAACCTCTTCCTTTAGGCTGATTATTGTAGTCGCAGTCTTCTCAATCTTTGTGGAAATAGCGTTGTCCGAAGCCGTCAAGAAAGACTTCAAACTGTCAGCACGCAGAGAAGATTCGTCAACAATATTTTCTGTCACAACCTCTGGCTCCTTCACTAGAAGGTATCCTAAAGCTATTGTTGTAAACGCTATGTACAGGTTCTTAATCATTCTGGGATTTGCTTAAGCTTCTTCAGTATTTGAATCTGAGACAAGGCAGCAGCAGAGGTGCTGTCAGACTTCCTAATCTTCTCATTCTGTGCGGCTACAATGTTCCACATCTTCTCCCTCTCAGACTCTCCCCTGTAGTACAGGAAAGACATTCCGCATATGCACAGGAACGCAACAGCTGCCACAGGGCTCTTCTTGAACTGCTCAAAGCTAACTATGCTGGTTATTGGGTTTAGTGTAGGACTAGCCTTCTTTTTCGCTACTGCCATCTTCTTTCTTTTTAAATATTGTTTGTGCTGCTGAGATGCCAAGAGAACCAATTGCTACTGCCGTTACACACTCAACAAGAATGGTAGAAGGCGCAATATGTTCTTCGCTGAAGCTATTCCAAAGTAGGGTTACACACAGAAAAACTGTTGCCATAATACCAGCAAATCTCTTGCTGCTAATCTTTCCATCTTCAGCCAATAGGCTCCAAATAAAGTTCTTTATCATTTCTTTTTGTTTTTGTTTGCAAAATTTCTGGCTGCATCTACACTACCAAATCCCCAAGCTTTCAACGCTAAGGCTTTTCTGGTAGGCTCGCCATTAGGTTTTTCCATAGGGCCCTTCATGCAAGCAAACCTAGCAGCGAAAGAAACCCTTCTTGGGTTAGTTCCTTCTTTTACGGGCGCTTTTAGGTTAGCGCCTTCAGTCCTCTTGAAGTATGCCCTGCCTGCTGCAGTTAGTCCTCCTTCTGGGTTTTTGTGTTCTTTTCTCATTGTGTAATCTCCTCTACGTTTAAATAGCAATCGTTTAATATATTTGCCATCTCGGTAGCAACTAAATCTAGCGCATCATGAGAATCAACATCCTTAGACTCAATAATATGCCTAATCTTCCTAAGCATGTTATACTGAATCTCAAATAACGCTGAAGCCATCTTGTCGGCATTGACAGCTCTGGTATAAGATGCCAAATCCTCTGAATTTAAGAGGTTATATTCAAGTATTGCCTTACTCATAACTTTTTTAATATATTGAACTTATAATTAATCTTGTTATTAAACGCCCCAGCACCTACACCAAACAGGGTATTCTTCTTAGTCTTTAGGAATAAATGCGCACTAACCTCGCTGATGTTGTAGTTGTAAACCCCTGCACCAACTCCTGCAAACACCTGTACCTTAGGCCTTTCTTTTACTATTTGGGTATTAGTTATAACCGGAACTAACAAATCGGCGTAGTAAGAACGCCCCAAAACCTTGTTAAATTGTACTGTGTCTCTTATTATAAACTTCCCGTATTCAATAGCAAAAGTGTCTGTAAATACGTTTTTAGCGTAAAAGTTTAAAAGAATCGCTGCCGTGTCTACATCAGCAGGAACTTCTACCAGTATTGTAGTGTCGTGGTAAATGTCTTCGCCTTTAATATACTTCTTTTCAGTCTTGGTAATGTATTCTGTGTCGGACTTAGATGCTATTACTTCGTATTTCTTGCCGTCAACCTTAACTATTTTTTGAGTAGCTGGCTGAGGAAAGCAACCTCTAAAATAAAACGCAGCAAGTGCGCCTAAAAGAAAGGCGAAAATGCTGCGTGAGTTTTGTATGATTAATTTCACTTTTTCAGATTGAGGTAAGCTTTTAAAAAGAAATCTAAGGCTATTCCAAGGCTGACAATAGCTGCCACCCCGTAGAGTATTTTGTTTTTAAACTCTTTTAATTCCTGCAACTCCTTTTCAAACTTTTCCAATCTGCTGACTAAACCGTCAGACTTAAGGATTTTGTTTCCAACTAAAGCATCAATAACTGTAGAAAGTTTAGCATCTATTAAGTCAATTTTGACTTCTAATTCATCTAGTCTTTCTTCCATCTTACCTAACTTTAGTTGCAAATCCATTAATCAAATTTTAACAAGCTGAAAAGAGTGTTATATACTTCTTCTGTTTCAATGCTACCCAAGTCGTCAATAGAAAGCTGCTTATACTCAATCTCCCTTTCCTCATTTAGCAGCGCTTCAAATTCCGACTGGAATGAAACAAAATTGGGGTTAAGAATGTCCTTATCGTCTTCTTTCACAGAAACAGGAACAGAAATCTGTCCATCTTTCTCCTCTCCGTACTTCTTAATCAAGTCGTTTCTAAGTTCGTTACAAGCGTCTGTTTGTTCCTTTACCTTCTTGGACAAGTCAGACAGCCAGTACTTTGTTTTAAGCTGAAGCCTTTCAGACAGAAGTCCTTTTGTAAGCTTTTCGCCTGTTTGCGGGTTTTGTGTTCCATTCAATTCAGCTTCCAAATTGTAAAACTGAACGATTTTAAGTGTTGCTTTTTCCATTGTTTGTGTATTTGTGTACAAATATAAGTATTTTAATAAATATAGCGTATTAGACTATATTTAAGACTCCCCCATTGTTCCATACGTCGCCTGCCATAAGTCCTGTGGCTGATGTTGGAAGGCTTGTAAGGTTTACCTTGCCAACCACCTGTAGCTTTTGCCCACTGTCTGTATTCTTCCCAATCAGCACGTTTGAGGATGTTGAGATTCTCATAACCTCACTAGAGCTAGAGGTTTGCCACATTCCAAATACTAATGCGGAGCTTGTTCCGGGTGTCATACAGACGTCTCCAGCATTTGCACCTTGAATAAAGTTATTTGTAGCTGTGGCTAATCCTATTACAAACCTTTGTGTTGCACCACTTGCTGCATTGTCAAGCCTGATTGAAGGAGATGCTGCTCCCCATACGTTTAGTTGACTGTCTGCACTTGCTGATGTTATCTGTACGCGATAGCCTTGGTCAGCAGTAGTTCCTATAAGCACGTTACCGCTAGAATTAGGAGAAACAATATTCTGCCAGTTAGTTCCGTTGTACAGGCTTAAGTAGTTGTCTGTATTGTCATATACTACCAACCCTGCCGCAGGACTACTGATTGCGTTCTTTTGTGCATTTGTCATCCGAGGTGGCAAGAATCCACGAGTAGTGGAATCTGCTTGTAGAATTGCTGATGCAGAAGGAGAATTAGTTCCGATTGATAATGCTTGACTAAAATACCCACGCCCAACAAAATACCCCGCCCAACGATTTGCTGAAGCATTTGTTCCAAGTGTTGCATCAGCATATACTGCATACACATTATTAGAAATTGATGCTGAATTATCTATTGTAGATATAGAAATTCCATGAAAATTATTTGTTCCAGCGGTGCTATTAATTGTCATAGCACCATTTATCAACTTTTGCGTGTATAAGTTTGCAATCGTTGGTTGATATTCATTTGAAGCAGAAAAATCGTATGAACTAAAACTTGCGTTTGCCGCATTTGTTGTAACAAATGTTTTTGTTGTGTAACCATTTTGGATATAAGATGAACTGCTTGTTATATTATCCCAACGATTTGTTGAGAGTACCCTAAATGTAGTTCCTATGTCAATAGTGCCTCCCGACTGAAATGTCAGAGCAGCAACAGTTGTAGCAGCATCTGAACGTAACATATAAAGGTATTCTCTCACCCTCGCAGTGCCGTTGACATCGAGAGCATGAGTACCAATTACAGGAGATGAATAGTTTACAAGCATCCTACCATATATGGCAGTATCCGTTGTTGAACTATTGCCTATTACTGTTGTGTTAGAACCTAAACCAATACCAACGCTACCTATTACAATAGCATTTGTGTCTGTGTTGTTAAATCCTCTTACTTGTTGACCAATGTAAATATTATTATTACCAGTAAGAGCAAGATTTGTTGAACCATTTGCTTGAAACCTTGCAGCATTATCTCCTAAAAATAAATTGCCACTTCCACTTGTTACATTAAGTGCTGATGTAGCACCTACTGATACGTTGTTACTACCAGTATTATTACGCAATGCCTCATCTCCTAATGCAATATTGCTGGACATTGTTGTACTATTACCACCTAATGCCCTACTTCCAAGAACTGAATTTTGATTTCCAGTTGTTATATATGATGCAGAACCTTGTCCTACTATTGTATTATTTGCACCGATTGTTAAAGATTGTGCAGTTGTTCTTCCTATACCATTATTTACTCCTCCTATACATATATTATTTTCTTGGGTAATATTATTCCCTACACCACTTCCTATTATTACTGTTGTAGATTGATTAGGATTTCCTGATATTGTAGTTTTAAAATTTGACGCTTGTAAAAAACCATTAACTCTAAGAGCAATATTACTTACCCCCGTAAACGCACCATTTGTAAACGTAGGGTTTACATCAAGACCAACAAGCACATCATTGTTTGCAGATGCGACAAGGGTAGTGTTCAGCAGTCCACCTCTTGCAATAGCACTTGATGCAGTTGTACTTCCGCTGATTGTTGTCGCACCATTCAACAACGTTGTCCCCTGCACCTGCAAACGCTGACCGCCATCGGTTAGTGTGCCTATTGTAACATTACCACCTGTGTTAAAAATTACTTGACCACCAGTATTAAATGAAACTTTTGTATTAAATGAAGCATCTTGAAATTGAAAAGTTGCACCAAATGCTCTAAATCTTGTTGACCCTAAAACAATGTAACCATTGTTTAAAATTGCCATCGCATCTCCACTTCCACCATTATCAAAAGCAGATGTTCCAACATTATGCAAATTATATAAAGGTGAATTAGTACCGATTCCTAATCTTGAATTTGCACTATTCCAAAACAAATTATTTGAACCCGTCTGTGAACTCGTTCCATTCCAATATGCAACTTGTCCTGCTGTTCCGCTACCGCCTATTGCACCTATGTCAGACAATACCTCAGCACCCGTCCTATACTTAAGCACACCACCGTCAGAGACTAGGAACCTGTCTGTGTCCGTCACAGCAGCTGCTATTGAGCTGATGCTCAAGGGCCCCGTAAAGGCGTGTATTGTGCCGTTCCAGTTGTACCTAATAGTCTGACTGTAGTCTCTAAGTACTATATTACCTGCATCGTCATAGTTTAGTATGTTCAGCAGGTTTGAGCTTTTACGTTGCTTATTCATTGCCATAATAGCAAATTTACTTATTTTTTAAGTGCTGATTGTGTATGTCTGTTAGGTAGTCTATGTACTGTTTCTTGTCACCGAATTTTATATGGCAATCCCTGCATACGGCCATAAGGTTGGAAATTTCGTCTTTTTTGTCACTTCCACCCATGCCTCTGCAATGAACATGATGTATGTCTTGGGCTCTCCTGCCACAGATTTCGCATAGGATTACGTCATCAGCTACGTAGCCGAAGTAGTCCATGTACAACTTTGTATGCCTCTTCATAAACGAGTATAGCCCCACCAGTATTGGCAGGGCCGTAGTTCGTCTTTTGCCTTAGAGAATCTCAAGATTCAGCTTCTCTGCACTCCAATTGTAAATCCAAGCGTTAATCGCCATTGCGGGTTGGTCACCCCACAAAACGTAGTCCTCGCCCTGAATCGTGAGATTGCCTTGAGCAACTTGCTCGCCTTGAGATTCAACACCTTCAGCATCTACAACTTTGGTGAACAACTGCCAATAATTGGTAGCACTTGATTCGTAGTTGTCATTGATGCAAGTCACTTGAAAATACTCTGCTACTTTGCTTTCGCCATTTACCCATACATTGATAGGTGAGATTTGTTTTGCCATTTTTATATAATTGTTAGGTTTAACTTACTTGCTGCCCAATTGTAAATCCAAGCATTTGCATCTACCTCTGCATCCCATTGCTCATAATCTGCACCATTGATAGATAAATCATCTACTAATAAAATTAAAGAACCATCAATTCCATTATCTGAAATTAAATTGTACTTGAATGTTGCATTGTCTATTAAGTTATCATAAGTAGAATAAAGAGTAAATACATTTGCATTTTTTTCTTCTCCTTTATACCATACACTAACGGGTTGAATATTTGCCATATTTATTATTTTTTATAGTCCGTACCTTGATTTTCTTGCGTTAAAGTTTTGTAATACCTCTGTTTCGTTTAATGCTCTATTGTAGAACATGTATATACTAATATTTGCATTCATTATTGGTACATTTCTCCAACAAAAATAAACAGGACTTGTGCCAGTTGATAAACTTGTTCCACTTCTTGTATTTGTAGAATCTAATGCCCCGTTTATGTAAAACCTTGTTGTATTACTTGCCCAAGTTGCAGTTATGTTTACCCAATTGCCAGTTGATACAGTTGTTGCCGATTGTGCCCAACCACCACCTGTTCCTTGTAAAAAAAGTGATGCTTTACCTGCCGTTGTTCCTGCTGGACCTACGCATAAAAAAAATGAGTTTTCTCCCTTAGTCGCAATATATCCATCAACAGATTTTGTTGTTTTAATCCAAACAGATATAGTTATACCTGTTGTAAAATTAAACAATGAATTATGTGGAACTGTTACATAGTTATTTAGAACTTGACTTATAATAAAATTACCACCATTCAATACGTTAAATACAGGACTATTTACAAGTGTAGCGTTTAATGCATTTACAGATAAGTCATTCCAAGTTGAACCGATGCCTCCATAAGAGGTTGAGTTACCTGCATCATAATGCGCAACCAAACCAGATGTAACTATTGGTGCCTCAGGGGAAATCCCACTACTTCTTGATGATGCTATGATTCCTAAGTTTAAACTCATTTTATACAGTTATATCTCCGAATAAATACCACTCATCAGTTCCAATCTTAACCAAAGTTGCACCGCTATATTGTACCGCTAATTTCAACGCACCACCTGCACTTCTCACAGTCACTCCACCCGTTGCCACAACTGTTGTCTGCCCTGCTCCGTATTGAGCAATGTCAATCTTTGTACCTATTGGAAAAGTGACTGATGAGTTAAGTGGAACAGTTAAGTTATTAGCAGTTGCCACATTCATTTCAACTAAATCATTGCTATCACCAAGAGCAAGTGTATAAGATGCCGTTTGCCTATTTGTTACAACACCCGTAAGGTTAACCCATGCGTTGTTTATGTACTGATACAATCCCTCAGTCGCATCTGTGCAATACACAATAAGACCAACTGCTGGACTGCTTATTGCCGTTCTCTGTGCATTTGTCATCCGAGGTGGGAGGAAACCTTTGGTAGTGGAACGTGCTTCTAAAACCGCACTTGCAGGAATACCGCTGCTCAAATTGACTGCTCCAGTTTGTGTTGAAAACAAAGCATAGTTATCTGTTAGGTAATGATATCCAACACCTCCATTTCCAATAACAACACCAATAGTATATCTTATACCTAACCCAGTAGTTCCTCCACCTATTAATAAGGCAGCACTTGCACTCATTATATTTTGACCAGACTCGCCAAGTGTTAAAAATCCACTTGATTGTATAACCAAAGCGGAATCATTTGTAACTGTACTTGTAATTCTACCCGAATACCTCGCAGTTCCGTTGACATCGAGACGGAAACCTGCGTCTGTATGAGTTCCTCCATTTTGAAGAAGAAGGTTGCCTGTGCTGAACAATGACATATAATGTGAACCTTGTATATATGTCCTTAAACTACCTGTTGAAGCAGCACTTTTAAATAATACAATATTTGAATATAACCCGTTTCCACCATTATCAACTCGCATTGAAAAGTTAGCGTAAACATTATTTAATTGTGCGGTATTTTCAATATGAAATGAATTACCTGTTTGACTTGTTACTGCTATTGCAGAATTATCTATAAAAGAATTAATTGTTACACCCAAATCTGCCCTGCCCGAAGCTGTTCCAGTAGCAGAATTTCCAAATATAGAAATTCCATTTGACCTTAATGATAACCTATTAATTCCCGTAAATGAACCAGTGGAAAATGTTGGATTAATATCCAACCCAATAAGAGTATCATTGTTTGCTAATGAGATAAGAGTACTTATAATCGCTTTAGACCTTGCTAAGTTGCTTGATGCAGTTACGGTGTAATTAGAAGTGTTTCCTGTTCCTGTTACAGAACCATTCATTGTTACTGCACCTGCTAATAACGTAGTCCCCTGCACCTGCAAACGCTGACCGCTGTCGGTGAATGTGCCTCCGTTTTGGAGGAGTAGGTTGCCTGTACCCGAAAACCATCTTGAATAATATGTACCAGTTCCGCTAACATTTTCTCCAATATAAAGTCCTCCAGTAGAACCAGCAGACTTATTATACCATAAAGAAGTTTCTCCTCCTCCATTAGATTTATTCCAACCAACTTGCAACCCAAATCCGTTTGTTGGTAAATTAAATTGACCTACATTAGCAGTTAGTTGAGAATATCCTGAACCTGCTATTTGTAAAGCATAATGGTTTACTCCCGTAAATGATGCATCTGAAAATGATACATTTATTCCAAGTCCAGTTTGTTGGTCGCCATTTGTAGTAGCATTTAAAATATGGTTTATTAATAACCCATTGCCATTATTTATATTTAATGTTCCGTTTATTCTTGCATTACCATTTGCATCTAATCTATACGCAGGCGTATTAGTCCCAATCCCCAACCTACTATTAGCAGCATCCCAAAACAGATTATTACTCCCCGTCTGACT